TAATACGCCCATGCCATGCTCTCGGACGGGCCACCGACTAAGTCAAATCGGTGCGGCGACAGCAACGTAGCGTTACCGCTGTCGTCCTTCACGTAAGCCTCGCCGCTGACGCTGTAAAATAGCGAGTGCCCGGCGACAGCGCTGGGCGAGTTAACATCCTGGAGGGCCAGCACGCCGTTAATGTCGCACTTAGCGTCCGGACTCGTCGTCCCGATGCCGACGTTGCCATGTTGATCTATTACCATTACTTGATTCAAGCTAGCCCCATCATTAGTCCAAAATTGTAATTCAGAAGGATAAGCCTGTGATCCTGTACCCCAAGCCCCACTTGCCATTCCTGATATTTTTGCTCCTGTTCCATTTTCCGAACTGAAAATATCATCCCCTGTAAAGAATATTTCTCCCAGAATATAGTCTGTTGTGGCGTTAATTCCAGTTGAGCTGTTTCTCAAGCTGAGAATTGGTCCGAAATCATTGGCTCCAGTGTCGGCAATTTCCGTTAGGGCTGTTGGACTCGCCGTCCCAATGCCAACATATCCAGTCGAGTCCTGCACGAAAACACCTTTGCCGCTATCCTCGTATAGTTTCAGTCCGTCAGAGTCGCGGGCGTACACCGCATCAGTCACCACGCGACCGCCATTGGGCATGTTCAAGTAACCGTCCTCGTCAAGTCGCACACCACGTGACGCCGCTAGTGTCGCTGGAATATCCGCACGCAACGCGGCAGGGGTCACGGCCACCGTCGTCGATGCACCCGCCTGCGCCTCGGCATTGGTCGCCAGCTCCACCGCTCCTTGGGCTGAGGTGGTGGCGGCAGGTAAATCCGCTGCGACCAACGATCTAAACGCGGGCACGGCATCCCCACCCGTCGACGGCCCGGCAAATACCGTATTAGCCGCCTGCGCATCCAGCCCTAGCTCCTGCGTGCTTAGCGAAAGAAGATTGCCGTTCAAATCCGCCGATAGCGTCACCGGATCGTGATGCGCGCTCGCCTCCCCCGCGTGCGTTGCAATCGCCGCCGTTAGCTCCGTCTCGGTCACATAGTCCCCGCCCCCCCCACCGGGTGGGATCGCCGCGCCGGTGTCCGTAAGGACAAAGGTAATACTCACGTCCCGATACCCACCGCCCCAGCGATCTAACTGCTCCGGCGTGGGAAAAATGGCAAGCGCATCACTCTCAATATCGTTATCATCGTCGTCGCGGGTCTCGATATAGCACTCCCCACTATAATCGTTGGCATCCGGGGTGAAGAGCGTGCTGCGCGCGGTGTCCCACTGCGATACCGTCAGGAAGGCAAACGTCCAGGTCACGCGCACGTGCCCCACGTAATCCGTCTGGCCGTCCAGTTTCTCGCGCGTGATCCCCGGCGAGTAGGTCACCCGTGGCTCGTGGCCAAAGAGCGCCTCAGCGGTGTACATGGTTGAACTATTAGGTCCGACGCGGTTGGTCATGCTCCCTCCATTTGCTCACTAAGATTCCGATATACACGCCGCTCCAGGCTGTGCAGCTCCCCGCGCACGGTCTCCATGTCCTGCGCGCGCATGCCGCTGAAACTGGCTTGAATCGGAATATTGATACTGATGCGCCGGCCGCCGTCGCTCTGCTGGGCCGTCATGGAGGCTAGCAGGCTATCTTGCGTCAGCGATCCTCCTGCAGCCGCCTCGGCCATGCGCGTGGTGGACGGCGTGAGTACGAATTCGCCCGCATGCACGTCGGCCAGTCCCGTGATAGGGATGTAGCCGCCGCGTTGATAGGAGCCGGAGTATTGCGTGTACTGGTCCCAGGCGCTCATGCCGTCGCCTGTGCTACCACCACCGTAGCCGCTGGACGGCGTGGGAAGATTGGCAATGTAATCTTGCCAGATGGAGCGATTGGCCTCCAGCCAGGCCTTGGTGTCCTCCAGCATCGCCGCGTGATACTGCTGCTGTTGCTCCTCGGAGCGTGAGTAATATTCCAACTCGGCGTTGATCTTGTCGAAATATTGCTGTTTCAGGCGCGCCATATCCTCCTCGTGCTCGGCCTGCATCTCGGCCACTTGCTCCTGATGCTCTAGGATGCGTTGCTCGCGCTGCTCTTGGTATTGCGCTTCGGCGTCCAGCATATCCTGCTCGTATTGCTGTTGGCGCTGGGCGCGCTGTTGTTCGTATTGTTGCTGGCGCTGGGCTTGCTGGTCAGCATAGTCCTCTTCGGCGCGTGATTTTTCCTTCTCGTGCTGCCGCCGCTCGCGGATCAGGCCGTAGGCGTCGCGGGAGGCAATGAGGTCCTGTTCGCGGTCCTTGAAATCCTCCTCCATGCGGCGCATGCGTTTGGCGTGCTCGGCGGCGTCCTGCGCCTGGCGCTCCTGATGCTGACGCTCGGATTCAGCCTGGCTTTCGTGGAATTGTTGCGTGCGTTGCTCGCGGCTGGCATAGTAATCGCGCTCCATCTGCGCCAGATCGTCTTGGAGCTCACGGTTGACCTCGGCGAGTTCGGCGTTGAAGTCTGTGACGGCTTGCTCTTGCTCCTGGAGCATCTCCACGTACAGTTTGGCGGCGTTGACCTCGGCGTCGGTGAGTTGAATGGTATCTTGGGCGGTGCGGTTGTACTCATAGAGATTGTAGGTGTGGGTCGCGGTGACCTCGGCGGCCTCGGTCTCGGCACGGGCCAACTCAATCCACTTCTGGTCAAAGTCGTCGATGCCGTCGCCGCTGGCTAAGGCCGCCTCGATGCCCGCTTGTAATTCTTCCAGTTCAGCTAGCTTGTCCACCATGGCCGTCGCGGAGAAGGACTGCACCGGTCCCATCAAATCCTTGATGATCTGGCCCTGGTCCCCGGCGCCGAAGGCGCCTTCCCAGAAGTCGCGGTCCAGGAAGGTGAACATGCCGGTGTCTGGCCCCACGACCTCGTTCAGGGCCGCGATCTGCTCGGTGAGGGTGCCTAGCTCGGCACGCAGTTCCTCCTCGCTGAGGCCGGCGAATTCCCCGAGGCGTGCTTGTCCGGCGGCTACGCCTTCTTCGCGGGAGAACCAGCCGCCGATGCCCTGGCCGGTGAGGGCCTGGGAGCCGATACCAGCAATGGCCAGCGCGCCCATGGTGCGTCCTAGCAGGCTAGCGACGTTGAGGGCGGAGGATTTCTCGATCTGCGCTTCTTCCAGCGCGCCGCTCTTTTCGATCTGGGCTTCCTCGACGGCACCGGCTTTCTCAATTTCGCCTTCCTCGACAGCGGATTGCCGGACGATTTGGGCGAATTGCTCGGCGGCGGAGACGACGGTGGTCTGGAATTGTTGCTCGGCTGAGGGGCGGCCTTTCATGGCGGCTTCAAAGGCAGTGAGGATACCGCGAATAAGATTAGCTGTCTTGGTGGCTATAGTGAGAGCACCAAAAACAGCACCAAGACCTATGGCTCCGGCCCCTATAGCAGCACCAGCCTCGACAATCCAGGGATAACGTTCCGTCATTTGCGTAATTTCATCCAGAAAATCAGCGCCTTGCTCCAAATATGGCAGGGCCATATCGAGTCCTTGCTGGCCGATCGTCAACCACAACGACTTCCAGCGCATCTTGGCCTGCTCTACGCGGTAGACGTCGGATTCCTCCCAGTCGCCGACCTTCTGCTCCCAGGTATCCAGCGCCGTCTGGCCCAGGTCCTCGGCACGCGCTTCTAAGGCGTTGACACCCTCCTCGCGGGCTTTGGTCTGTTCGCGGATGAGCTGGATCATGGCGTTGAGTGCGTCCGTCTCGAAGACTTCGCCCAATGTCGCGCGTCGTTGTTCGTCGGTCATGTCGGCGGTCGCGGCGGCCAGCATATCCACCGCTCGGGCCATGCCGATCCAGTTACCTTCCTGATCGAAGAACGGCTGCTGTACGCCAAAGAGGCGTTCCAGTTCGTCCGCTGCGGCTGCGGTGGGGGTCGCCAGGTTCTTATACACCGAGCGCAGGGATGTACCGGCCTGCGAGCCCCGGATGGCGTTATCGGCCAGAACGGAGAGCTGCGCGCCCACGTCCTCAATGGATTCGCCCAACGAGGCCGCATCGGTGCCCACGTATTTAAAGGCTTCGGCGACGTGGTCGATCTCGGCTAGAGTGTCGTCGGAGACTTTGTTGAATACGGAGACCACGCGCGTGGTATCCGCTAACGATAACTCGAACTGGTTGATTGAGGCCGTGGTGGCGTCGGTGACGGTGCCAATGTCGGCTTGTCCCAGCATGGCCAACTGTTGCACGGGGGCCGTCTGGGAGAGCAGCGCGTTGAGATCCTCCTGGGTTTCGACGAGCTGCCCAGTGGCTGTGGCCCAGGCGGTGACACCCTGCGCGGTGGACTCTGGATCCAGGACGGCCAGATCCGCCGACAAGTTGACGATCCCCTCCGCCATACGGTCGCTCATCTCGCGATTGAGGCCCAGCGCACGGCTGGCCGCGTCAGCCTCTTTGCGCAGGTTGACGAAGTCGCGCGCGGCGACGGTCAACCCCCCGGTGATAGCTGTACCGCGCATAGCCAGGCCCTGGGAGATATCCTGCAAGTCATTGGCCAATAGCCCGATGCCCTGTGATCCTTCGCGGGCATCATTCAGAGCCCGGGCGAAGCGGGTGACGGCATTGCCGGCGTCCTCGTAATCGCCCTCCATGCGGCGTGCTTGGCGGTTGATGTCCGCCTGTTCGCGTTCGGTGCGTTTGAGGGAGCCGATGATGGTGTTGATGTCGGCGTCCGCTTCCCCCATCTCCTGCTGCACGCGGTCCCAGGAGATCCCTAGCGCCGCAGCGCGTTGCTTGGCCTCGCCTTCCAGTTGGGCCAGGCGTTGGGTTTCACGGGCGGCGCGTTCGCGGGCTTTGACCTGCTCACGGAGTTCCACTGTCTCGCGCTTGGCGATCTCTTTGCGCTCCTGAGCCTCGGCCTTGGCCAGTTCTACGCGCACCTTGGCGTCGGCTTCCTGATCCTCGCCAATGGTGTCCAGGTATTTATTGATCAGCTCCACCATGTCGGGGATCACGCTGTGCCCGACCAGTTGATCTTTGACCCATTCCCAGACCCCGATGATGCCTTTGCCTGTCTCCTCGGCGGAGTCCTCCACCTCGCGCGCGGCCATCGCTTCGATCATGGCCTCTTTGATTTCAGCGCCGATGCGTTCACTGGCTTGGATCACGGGATCGGCGAGGGCACGGTCGGCTAAGTCCGTGATCTGCGCCACCTGCTGCGTGAGCCGTCCCAGGACCTCAGTCTCGCCCCCGGCCAGCTCCTCCATCGAGGTGCCCTTCTTGGCACGGTACACGTCCAAAACCTCAGACTTAGCTTGCTTTTGCAGTTTCTCGACGGCGTAGCGTTCGGCCTCTCCCAAGCCGGCCATGGCTAACTTGGCCTCGTCCATACGCTTGATCACTTTGCGCAGTTCGAGGTATTGCTGATGCAGTGCGTCGGTGGTGGATTCGACGACGCTACCCAGAGCACGCTCGGCGGAGATAAAGTCCACCATGGTCCCCTCGGCCGCTTCGGGCATTTCCACCTCGCCGCCTTTCTGCAACCCTCCGAAGGCGCGCTTCATCTGCGCCTGCAGGCGAGTGCGCTCGGAGGAGATGGTCTCCATTTCCTCTAGCGCAGCAGCCGCTTGACTCTGGCCATAGGAGCGCAGGGAGTCCGCCGCTTGCTTGACGCTCTCCATGCTCCACTCTTTCCAGAAAGCCATCTCGTCCTGCATGGGGCCTTCCAGTTCGCGGCGCCGGAACATTAGGCGTGTCTTGAGCTCATCGGCGTCACCGGTGAGCATCTCGAACTGCGCGTTGGTGACGTCCTCGCTGGCCTCCATGTAGGCGCGCTTAAGGCGCTCCACCTCTTCCTCCCACGCGCGTGCCTCCTCGGTCACTGCCCCCACGGAGGGGGAATAACCTTCAGGACGGCTAGCCAAGGCACGCTTCAGTTCCTCGTGGACTTGCTCCGCATACTCGCGCAGCGGCTCCAGTTGCGCCTCCGCCTGCGCGCGGGCGGCCTCCTCGGCCTCGGCGACCTCGGAGGCCAGTGGAGCCAGCTCCTCCTCGATAGCTTTGCGCGCCTTGCGCACCTTCCCACGTGTATAGCGCTCGTCGAAGCCCTTGAAAAGCTCGGAGAGTGGTCGCAGCTCGCCCCCGGCGAGGGGTTGCACCTTCAACGCAGACAGCTCCCCAAAACGCTCATTCAGGCCCTTGACGCGGGCTTGGAGCTCCTGGAGTTTGAGCGTCAGGTCTAGGGCCTTTTTATCCTGCTGAGTGAGCGCCTCTTCCAGTTCTGGTAGATTATCCAGCATATCGGCAGCGATGTCGGTTTTCTCGCCGGCGTGCACCAAACCCGTGACCTGGCCCTGCAGCTTGGAGAGTTGGCCTTCCAGGATGTCCCACTGCCCGCTGAGGGATGAGGCTATCGCGCGCCCCAGGCTGCCCGCGTCCTTGCGCAGGGAAGCCATGTGTTCGCTGGCTTCTTCTAGCCCGGCGATGTCGATCTTGCCCTCAACGGTGATGGCCGCGATCTGCGCTTCGATAGCCTCGCGGATGCGCTTGGCATCCTGCGTCGCGTCTTTGCCGTCTATGCGGATCGTGATTTCAAATTCATTGTTCGCCATTTTATGCTATACTCACTATAGGAGGTAATTGAATGAACAAGGGACCAAATCTTAGATTAGACCAAGTATTTCTTAGATTGGGTTGTATTTTTGCTATTCTTGGAATTGTTGTTTTGTGCATCGTCTTTGGGCTGTCGGCTCTAGCTAATCCTAAACCCGCTCCAATCTCCCTCGCAATACATTCTTTGCTTGCTTGTACAGTTGTTCTTCCATTCGCGTACTCAACCCAATAAACGGACGCGGGGGCACCGGATTCCCCGTCTCCGTCGTCCCCCCGCTGTGCAGCGTCTCGATACGGTTGGGGGTGGCCGGGTCGTCCTTGGCACTCAGAATCAGACCCGTCCACCCCGGCCCGCGTTGCACCTGCGTGATGTTGCGAGGGTGCCGAGGATTGACGAAGCTGAGCTTCAAATCCCCAGTACGCTGTAAGATCGGGTGCTCGCCGCCCGTGCGAAACGGTACGCCACGGGCGTCAATCCCGCTGCGCCGCTCCGCGACCGTCATCGGACGCAGCGGAGCCCAGCGCGCGCCGTTGGGAGCGCGTTCGTGCCCGAAGTTGTCCGCGATGCCCCGGCGCGCAGTGTCCGCGACGATCTCAGCCTCGCGGTTGGAGAGCTCGCCCACCTGGGTCAAGCCGGTCCATAGTCTATCCCAGGTGCGCGGGTCCTTTAACGCGGTGCGGAAAGTGGCTTTCATAGCAGGTCGTCGTTGACCAACAACAGATCAAACTCCACGGCGATCACAGCACGTCCTCCCAGGTGTCCGCGCCCGCGATGGTCACGCTGCCATATTTGTGCACTGCGCAAATCCCTGTTGCATCGCCATTGGCGACGACGATGCCGAACGGTAGCGTTCCGTATTCAAATAGCTTCATGTCTTCCCTCCATTATTTCCCAGGAAATACTCCTCTAGCCAAAAGGCGCGGATCGCTCCGCGCCTCTACATCTCCAATTTGATGCGCCGATCCAGCCAGTTCAACAAGCGCATATCGTGCAGCCACCAATCCGGCTGCTCCAACAGGCTCCCCGGAAATGGTAAAAACTTTTCGCCGAAAGACTTCCATAGCTTCCAGATCTCAAAGCTCAGCTCCGGCCTATGTAGCGCCCAATCATCGTCATCTTCCGCCGGTTGCTCCTGAGCCGCCTCCAGCGTCTCATTGTAGTCAATTAACCAGTTTCGGATTCGGACGCGGCATTCTCCGCGTCTTTTTTTTCGGCGGTATCCTCCTCCGAAGCATTGCTTTTTGGTCGCCATTCGGGATTAAGATCGAAGACCACCTTGCGCCAAGCCACAAATAATTCTCTGGGTATTTTCGCCAGATCCTCCGGTTGCATGTCGCGGACATCAATGCCCTCAGATTCTATAGTCGCAGCGACGAGACTGGGGTAATAGAGATATGACAAAATGCCGCGTGCCGTCGTAGCCACATCCGCGCTGTTGGTGTCGATAGCGCCATATTCTTTCTGAATGCGACTTAGCAACAGGTCACGAATGATACCAGTTTCTGCCGTTGCCTCCGCAACGACCAGGCGGACGTCGTGTTCCTCGTCCCTATATGTGACGGTTGCGGTCTTCATTAAGCCTGCTCGATTAGGGCGATAATGACGTCGTCGGATTCCGGCTCGGAGCCGGCGCCAAAGTCCACGGACGTGGCGTCAATGGTCACCGAGCTGGTCACGTCGCTGACGGTGCCGGCCGTGGCGCTGTAATGCCAGACCTGCACGGCGTAATCGCCGTCGGCACGCTGTCGCGCGGTGACAGCGTCACCATTCTCATCGGCAAAGGTGAAATCGTGGAGCGTGTCGTTGCCAAGCGCCCAATTTAGAATTGGCTGGCCACGCCCTACGCCGAGCACGACTTGCCCTTCCTCGGCCCCTTCGGTGGCGGTGGCGAAGTCTACGCCCCAGATGTGTTTCCCGACCTTATCGGGGTATACACCATACGTATGTTCGTCGGCGGCCCCTTCCTCCATCGGTGCACCTTGATGTACAACGCGGGCGCTGGGTAAGATGTGCCAGATCCAGCGCGTTTGACCGCGCGTGGAGGAACCCTTGCGGGTGTCGGTGGCCTGGCGATAGGCTAAGATCCCCATCTCCGGCTCTTCACCCTGCTTATCGGTGACCATCAACTTAGCCGTCATCTCGCCGAGGCTAAAGGTATTCACGCCCTCAATTGTCGCAGCGATCTCCAAATCCGTCATCCCCGTGCGCAGCTCGTAGGATGCCAACTCCGTGGCCGGGAGCACCGTCTGGCCGCCTACGCGGTCACTACCGGTGTGCTGAACGATCGTCGGTTCTGGAAATGTGGGCGTCATGGCCTTGGCGAGTTCAAACCGGTGACCGGCCTCCATGGTCCCAGCGGCAGCAGCCACAAAAGGCAAATTATTATCATCGAGGGGAATCAATTGCACGTGGCGCAACCCTGCGCCACTCGCCTTCCCCGTAACTGGATCAGCAGCCATAGAAAAACCTCCTTATAATCGCTTGTAGAACAAGCGTTCTAATCCTGATATACTCGCATGTAGAGCGTGGGCGTGTAGGTGCCGGCCGTGCTGTAAATCTTGATACGAGCACAGCGACCGGTAACATCAAAAGCCCTGGCGGCGTCACCATCACCGGAGATCGTAAAATCATGCACATCTTCTAGCGTAATCAGCGTGTCGGTGGCCGCCTCACTCTCCATAATCTTGTACTCTGTGGATGTGTACCAGTTTGTGGCTGACGCGCAATTCACCCCCGACTGTCCTGATTGCTGCAACACAACCGTGGTTGTGCCGGCTCCCCCACTAACCACAACGTGAGCGTGAATATTGACCTTGTCGTACAGTGCGACGTAGGTCGCATCCGCATAACCGGTCGTGGTATAAGTAGCCTGATACGTGGTCTCTTGTGCCGGCGCAGCCTCTACGGGCTCCGAATTGGGCAATAGCGACAAGCCCACAAATAACGCCAAAACCCCCAGCGCCACGGCCAGGGCCAATCTTAGATTATTACGTGTATTGATCATATTCTCCCTCCAGTGGAGCGCTAAAATTGATCTGTTCATAATGCGTTTCAAAGTCGTTAAAAACCTCGTGCCCGCTGCGATTGTCGAACTCCAGTTTAATCACGGTCATATCCCGCGTCAGCGGAATCGGTTTCCCGGCCAGCGCTTCGATCACGGCCTCGCGTGCGTTGCGGATGTTGTCGTAGCCGTAATTGGAACCTCGGTCGTAGACATAGACGGTACAAGAGGCGCGTTGCCCACCTTGCTCGCCGGTGTCCATCACCAAGATGGCCAGCGCCTTACTCTCACCGTTTTCCTGCCGCGTGCGCTGGGCGGCTTGTAGGTCTGCGGCTGATAGATTGCCGGATTGGACGATGCCGGCTATACCGCCGATCACCAAATCTGTGACGGCGACGGTGACCTTAAGAGTCTCAATCGCCCACTGGGCGATATCGCTGTACTCTGTCATAGAGGTCCAATGCAGCGCGCACGCCAAAGAAAAAACCAAACACGGCGCCGATGGCCATCCCGATCATCGAGAAAGCCAGTAGCAGCAGCGCGGTCGCAGCCTGGCTAATCGGCATACTGTGCGGCAATCACCTTGATCTCGGCCAAGGATTTGGGGCCAATGCCATGTACGTCTAGCAAGGCCTCATCTCCCTGCTGCTCCAGCAGATTCCGCACCGCCCCCAGTGTCGCGATACCGGCATCCTCCAGCGCCGAGACGATGTCCGCACGCAACTCCGTTTCACCTAGGAGGATCTGATCCTCTTCGGAAAGCAGCCCCACGCCCACGGGTGCATAGTGCACCTCCCAGCGCTGGAATTGCTCTGGGATGACGGCCGTCACGGTCCCCACGGCCTCGCCGTTACGGAATAGCTCGGCACCGATGGGGATGGGTGGGTATTGCGGATGACGCGGGGTAATGATAACGCTGTGCTGTTTGTCCAGTCGATGAGCCTCGAAGCGCCACTGCACGTGGCCATCGACCATTACCACCATATCGTTATTGGCCATAGGTCAACCGCCCCCACACGGTCGGGGTATACGTGCTCGACCCCTCCATCTTCAGCCGCACACAGACCCCTGCGGCTTGCACCTGACGGCCCTCGGTCGTCCCTCCCGAAATCACCAGCGTGGGATTGATGCTTCCCTCGCTGAGTGTGGAGGTCGCTAGTGACGTCGAGGTGTCGGCAGTCAGGGTAGAGGTCACCGTTGTGGTGGAGCCCCCCGTGGAATTCACGGTCACCGTCTGGTTCGTGGTCGCGGCGACGGTTTGGGCGTTGTAGACGTGATATTCCTCGGCGTCGAACCACGAGGTTGCCGAGCGGCAAGCCACGGGCTGCATTGAGAACTGCGGCGTGACGGTGATGTTACCGGTCCCACTCACCTCGCCTGTGCCGTGCAGTCGCAACAGATCGGCCTCATCCACCAGATAAGCGGTTGAGTACGTGGTGGTGGTATAGGCCGTGTTGCCGTCGGCGAAAGTGATCGCCGATCCCATCGACTGCGCGGGGACCATGGCCGTGGACAACAATACCAGCGCTACCCCAATCAGCAGCGCGACAAATAGCCAAATGCCTTTTCCAATGTTGATCTTCATATTACCTCCGTTATTGCAGGCTATTCAAAATCACCTGCGTATTATGTAAAAACTCCTGGACCGCTACCACGCGATAGCGCGCGTGGCGATCGGCCCACGCTTCGTCTCCGGCCTCGATGTCGGCACGCGGCGGTGCATCCATTACCTTGAGTTGATCGGCAACCACCCCCTGCGGTAGGATAGCATCTTTGTACTGCCGTCCGGTGTCCGCGATCCTGGCGTTGTACGTTCCAATGCGCTGCCCCTCGCGCCAGATCTCGATTAGGTGATAGCTGTCTTGGGTGATTGGCCCGGCCGGGTTAGGTTTGAATCGTCCATGCATTATCCAGCTCCACCTCGTCGTCGATGAACGGGGCCATCAAATCCTCGCGATCCTCGGTGTCCGCTTTGACCAATGCCACTAGGCCACTACCGACCTGTCGCTCCAGGCGAGTCAGTAGATCGTTAAGTCCCTCACGAACACTGCTGCGATCCACAGACTCCTGCCCGAAGGTGTACTTTATGAAGCGGTCCGTGTCGGCCAGCAACCACTCGATGGCACGAATCGCAGCGCGGGCTACACTGTCGTTTTGCTGGTCTAAAAGATCGTTGAGCTCGGTGTCGGTGAAGGTGGTGTGTTGGTACGAGGCGCGCACCTGCGTACTGTCTGCGGGCGCGGCGGTGAAAGTAACTAACCCCAGATCATTGTTGATGACGTAATCCACGTCGCGCGTCTGCGGAGTGGCCACACCCCCGGCGACGAGTTTCAGCGATTCGCTGCCGCTGACCACGGGGGCCAGGTGCATCTGAAACTCGGTTACCACACCATCGCCGATCCCCAACGTTTCGTCGAGGGTGACTTTGGCGCGGTCGGCGATGCGCAAACGCAGACGTTGCAAGGTGGTGAGGGCCATGGCTTTAGCCTACGCCCCCCATTTGCACGACGCGGCGCTGAACGCGCAGACGATTATCCCGTTCCACCTCGGCCACGCTCATCTCGTGCGAAGCCCCGCAGCGGTCGCGCTGCCATTCCTCGGCAAAGCGTCGGCCGCATTCCCCGCATTGCGGGAGTTTCTCAAAGGCTTTGCGGTCGGGCTGTGGGTCTAGCGAAATGACCAACTGGTGACGCAGAAGCGAGCCGTCGTTGATGTGGCCCTGGAGCTGGAACACCTGCCCCAGTTTTACTTTGCCGACGGCACCCTCGTCATAATGGAAATCTTTACTGGCTACTACGTACTGGCCTTCCATTAAGCATCCACCGCGTCGCTCATGAACAGGCCAGCGTCGCTGGCCACGGCTTTCTGGTCCCAGGCCTCGAAGACCTCGATCAAGTCACCGCGATCAGAGATAGGATCACGGCGCCGCTTGACGAAACGCGTACCGCCAAAGACGGTTTGCCACACGAACGTATACCCCGCAGAGGGGTTGAAAAGCGCTGGGCTAGGAGAGACGTATCCTAGCCACGCATCATCGTCCCAGTTAGCGGTGTAAGTCACGCTGGCCTCGGCGGTCCCCTCCTCGTCGGCGGTATACATCGAGATGCCGACGAGGACACGGTCAAGCTCTAGGAGCTGAGCCATAAGTTGACGGTTGACCATCGCCGGGCTGTCGGAGTTAGATCCGTACTTAATACGGTCCAGAATATTGGGGTGATCGGCCAGCTTGTCATAGGTCAGGTCCCCCAGCACTAAAGTGTTAGGATTCCAGCCGCCCAATGCGCGCCGAATGTCGCGCTTGAAGCCGCGAATATCCTGGATGGGTGTCGAGGTGGCGTAGACGCTCCACTTGGTGAAGTCGCCCCCGCCCGTCTTATCCGTTCCCCACACGCCGGTTTTCCAAAAGTCGGAGACCCACATCCGTTCATTTTTGAGCTCCAACTTATCGGTAGCCCAGCGCGTGCCGTCGCGATCCGCGTCGAATGGGGCGTCGGTGTTGGCGCGGCGTTGGTCGCTGATGGCGTGGCCCTGACCGTAGGGCTGGCAGTAGTACGTATCCGTGACATCCACCCCGTACCCGGAAATCGGCGGAGCCTCCATCTCGCTCAGCGCCTTGGCCTCGTCCCTGAACCAATCGCTTTTATCGTATTTCGGGACAATGTCAGACTGCTTCATCACCTGCACGACGGGAAAGATCTCGCGGGCGATGTATAGCGCGTTGGAGTAGCCAACGCTGATATTTGTAAGAAGTGCATCGACATGCACTTCGCTAGCACCTGGTTGATCAGGCATTATTTACCTCCTTGATTATTTCCTGGGAAATAATTGAGCCGAAATATTTCCCGCTATGCCGCGCGATGCGGTGCGGCGCAATTGACCCAGGCGCGCACGATATCACCCGCAGCGCCGGCAGCCTCGAATACGGTACCGGCCACGTACTCTGTGGTATCGGTGCCTGGGATCTTGCGATCCGCTTGGCCATCGGCTGATGGACCAATCAGATATCCCACGCTCAACGCGGCATCAGCCTCGATTTTGGTGGGACCAATGACAACGATCTCCGCCTGTTGCCCGGATTCCGGCGTATTTTGCAGCACGCCGGCGGGCACATCGGTCGCGGCGCTACAGGCCACTACGGTGCTTCCGGAAAATTTGACGAAGTAGAATTGCTTATCGGAGAGATCCTCTCCGGCTTGCACACTGGTGATGATTGCTCCTTGTGCGACTGCCGTCATCGTTCTAACCTCCCTTTTGCTCGCGCTGATACGCCTGATAGAGATCGGGGCGTTCGCGCATTACGGCACCGAGTGCGGTTTCGTAATCGGTGCCAGCGTGCTCCTGCATGTACTGGGCCACCGCAGCCTCGACCGTCTTGAGTGTATCCGTGCTACCACGCGCTACGCCCTGCTCGGCAAATGCCGCTGCAAACTGAGCGTCCGCCTTGCGCAACACCTCGGCGAAGAAGCTGGCGTGCGGTTGCTCATCCTCACGGTCGGCACTGTACAGCCAGCGCAGATGACCGGCCAGGTCGGGCAGCGCTACGGGTAGGTGGGCGTAGGTTTCGGCCATCACGTTGAAACGTTCGCTTTCGCGGGCGTCCTGCACCGAAGTCAAGCGCGTGGAGAGATTTTCCACCTGCTGGCGATAGTCATCGCGCTCACCGGTGACCGTCTCCAGGCGCTCGTTGAGCTCCGCGAGGCGTTGGCCATACTCATCCATCTGCGCCTGCATCTCGCTGAAGCCTTCGGGTGGCGGCGCAGACATTGGCGGCGCGTCGGGATCTGAGGCGTTGGCCGCCTGCTTGGTCACCCAGGCCCAGAATTGCTGGAGCATGCCATCTCCAGCGGGTTGCAAATTTTCAGCCATGGTAATACCTCCTTGTTGGCGCACCCGCTCGCTATAAAGCGCTGTGGAGTCGCCAAAAAATGGATAGTTCGTCAGTGCGCCACCGCCGATCTGGTTGTAAACCCAGCGATTCGTCTTGCGGTCGCGCACCTCCCAATAAACAGTAGGGGAGAAATAAGCGTACTCTCCGCTCTCAAGTGCATCTCTGCCCTTGGATGTCCATGAAAACCTTGCCCCCAGACCATTCGGCAGGGCCACAATGTCCTCGTACCATCCCACAGCACCGCCATTATGATCAAGGTCAACAGCAAGGCGGGATCTGCGTAAGCCAATCTCACTACGGTTTTGCCAATGGTCCACGAAATCAGAAATTACCTCATCGGTGACGTCAATGCGCTCTCCATAGCGATAAAAGGTTTCTTTAGGGAGTATAGTTATAACTTCTCCAGCCAACGCGCGCTTAGCAACAGCACCATCGTCGGCGTACAAGTCAAGCGGTTTTATTACGTATTTATCTCCACGCAACGCTATTCCTCCAAACAAAAAACCGGGGCCGCCTGCATTGCTGCAGACAGCCCCGGTTTTTTCCTCACGTCGGGCTATATTATCTACACTATAGCACAAACGTTCTTTTTGTGCAAATCACAGCCAAACCCACCGCCCGTTCACTTCTTCCTCCAAGTGACAGCGGCAGCGTCCGTCGCACTCTGTGCCATACCCGGGCAAAGTTCCACCTGTCGTTGAAAGCATCGCACTCATAGAGGGGTAGGTACGATCTCCGAAGCGCAGGCAGGTAGGGCAATGCTCAGCCAGCGGGTCCCATTCCCAACGCACGGCGCCGTCCTCTTGGTCGTACTGCCGGCGCTGATAGATCCCGCTCCAAATCCCCCGCCACACGTGCCCCGCGTACAACTCCGCGCGGGAATAACTCTGTGTCGCCGCTTTCACCGCCTCGGTGACCTCAAAGATCACCTCTTCACGACGGTCCTGCTTGAGTAGAAGCATGATCGCCGCGATGCGCCCCTCCAGTGTGCCGGCAATATCTCCAAATAAGGACGGCCGCCCTTCGGGATTCTCACGGCGCAATTCCCCACCAGTCTCATAGCCGATCCACGAATCGGCCAACTGAATCTCTTGCTGTAGGGCCATCAGTTGCTCCGGTCCCCCGGAGGGCTTACCGAAGCCCATCCAGAAGGCGGCCGCGATGTCCAGCAGGGACTTTTCGCGGAAGAGCAGCAACCCGGCCAGGATCAAGTCATCCAGCGTCTCACGTACCTGGGTTGCCGTCGCGTCCTCGCCCAGATCGGCGACGGTCTCGGCGGTCTCGGCGGTCCAGGTCTCGATATTCTCACGTTGGGCACTGGCATTTTCCTCCGCCAGTGCCTCGTACTCTTTTGGGCGCTGGGCGGGGGGCGGGTGCTGGCCGTCGGCAAAGTGGAGCAAATTATTTCCTGGGAAATAATGGGCCGCTTGCGGTTCCTCCTCCTCGGCGACCTCTTCTTCGTCTTGCACCGGCTCCGGGCGCTCCAAAGCCTCCTCCGGGGGCTCCGGCATTCCCGGAATTAGTGAGCGCAGGAAGGCTTCTGTGCGCATGTCGGACGTGAGCAAGCGCGCGCTTGTCAGCGTGCCAATGTATTGCGCAATCTGCGTCAGGTCCAAACTGCGCGGGGAGGAGTGGCGCAGCTCGGGTAGAGCCGTCAGACCGGGGAAGTCATTGTAGCGGAAAAGATACGGGATGGCGTGACGGTTGAACTGCCCGGCGATATTATCCAGATACGCCTCTACGGAGAGCACAAAGGCGTCCAACAGTGTCTCGGCCAGGGCCTGGGTCCCTACGGAACGCAAGCCCAGGAGGAGAAACTGCGCTAAGATAGCGCGTGCCATCTCGGAGTCCTTGCGCATGATAGTGTTGCTCATGGTGGTATCGACGTTACCCTCCGGGCCGCCGAGATCCAGATCCCAACCCGAGGGCATCACCGCGCCCATCAGCTTGTCATTGTAGATGTTCTCTACCAGGCCCTCAGCCTTGGCCTCGTCGGAGTCCTCGCCATCCTCCGTGCGGGTGGTCGCGGTTTCTGGCAACGTGACGCGGGGGAACCCGGCCCAGCGGCGATACAGGCCGATGCCCTCCACCTGCTCCAGGCGACGCTTGTATTGCCAGGGACGCACGGCCGGGCGGTAAATGCTCACGCCTTCGGGATCGTCACCCTCTCGCGAGGTGCGGAAGAGCACGCTGCGCTCCAGCGGGATCAGCACCGGCGCGCCATCCAGGCGGTTTTGCCACATTCCCAGCAGGTCGCCGTCGGTATCGTATTGCCAGCGGTTGAGCGTCTGTTGCGGTCGCAGGGCGATTTTGCGATACCCAACGCGGCCGTCGTCGAACTTGGACTGTGACGGCCGGCGGCGCTTGAGTACCATCTCAAAGTACGCCCAACCAAACGGAAACATCAAGCACACATCCGAGATTAGATCTGAGAATGACAGGCTCATATCATTGAATGCCGACCAAGCAAACTCTGCCGCCTCGCGGTCCACGTCCTCCTCGCCCCCGGCCTCGCAGTGCCAAGAGACCTTCCGCACCATCAAAGAGAGCGTCAGGTACATCGCCGCCGCGGTCGGATCGGTGCGGCGCATTTCGTCATATTTGCGGATACCGTTTAGGCCCCGTAACGCAGGATCGGATTCGACGAGTAGTGAATCCCCCCACTGGGACCGTCCGGTCACGCCTAATTGCTTAAATGCACTGGGCATATCATCCCCCTTATTGCCTGTAATCAATGTTATAGGTTATTCATCAGCCCCATGGGCTGTTTTTCTGCAATCGTTTATGTGATGACAGCGGATTAGCTGTCGGTTGTCCCCCGGCTGTAATGGCCAAGGCCCATGCCCAGAACTTATCCGCGTGGTGTTTCTCGTTGCGTTCCGTGTCGAAGCGCGAAAGCTTGCCGCTAGTAGTCGTGCGCTTGATACTGTGAATTTGATAGGCGATATCCCGATCCAGGGGAAGCGGGGTATTACCGCGCTCGGCCTGTACCCGGGCCTCCACCGCCCACAACTCCTTATTGGCGTTGGTGAAGTCCACGCCCTCGGCCTTGCCAGTGCGCATCAGATTCTCTGCTAGCTGAGCGCCAATCCCGTTTTGGTCGATCAGGATCTTGGTCACCGGCAGGCGCTTGATGATCTCGCGCACGCAACGCTCCTGATCGTCATACGGCACGCGATCCAGGCTCACCGAGAAACGCAGGGGGAGCCTTCCCGCTGTGGAGAGTCCCACTAATGCCAATTCCGATAGGTCACGCTTGCGTCCGATGTCCATCCCCCCGGCGAAGGCCGTCTCGATTTCCTTGCGCTTGATAGCCAGTTGCACGTCGCGAATCAGATCCAGGGCCTCATCTACGTTACGCGCGTGCCAGAACTTTTCTACGGCTGGCGTCTGATTACGCTTGATCAGCTCCCACGAGATCCACGCGGTAAGCTCATCCACCCAGGCACACTCATATTCCTGCTGGAAATCCTCCAGGAACATGTTTTCAAAGATATCAATAAGGGCTGGGGTGCCGAAGGCGTATACGCGCTCTTCGGTGGGCATGGACGGCGCGACGTTGGCGGCTAGTTTGACGTTGGTGCACAGGGCTCCGACTGTCCACCACGGCAGGATACGACGATGCTGATCGTAGCCCGGATACGCCCGCATCTGCTGCGTGACGATCTCCCAGAATAGCCCCCTGGCCCCTAGTGGCGAGGAACCGATGCGAATGTAGCCGTCACCTTTGGTGGTCGCAGGAAGCGCCGCGCGATATACCTCACGGTCCAGACCGTGGGGGTAATGCGCCATCTCGTCGAGGTAGATACGGGCACGTGGTTTCCCACGCGGGGGACGGCAGGGATGGGAGATCAGCCGTGAACCATTGTCAAGTTCTATCGCGGAGCGGCTGGCACGTTTGAGGCCCGGTCGAACGGGCGGATCCAGGGCCTCGATAGTGGCCTTGGCGTAGCGGATTTTCTCTTGGGCCTCCTCGCGGTTGATGGAGACGAAGATGTGTGGGGTGTCGGGGTTGAGGATGCCGTCCACTACGGCGTCCAGCGCAGCGGTGAAACTCCAGGCGATCTGACGTGCTTTGACGTCGATGCCAAAACGTTCGGTATTATTAAGGTACAGTAATTGAAACAGCTCCCAGTGTGCGTCCGGTATCCCAGCCGCAGTAGGGAGATCGAGAAACTCTACGGCAAATTGCGCCTTGGCTGATAGGTCCGTAAGGCGCACATCTAGTCCTCCAGAGTGTCGGCGGCTTCTAGTAGCTCAGCAGCCTCATGCAAGCGCTGTTTGCGTTCGTCTTGCCACTGCTCGGCATCCCACAGTACGTGATCAATCGGGCTGTCGCCATTGGTCATCTCGTACTCTTGTTTGATACCGCGTAACAGCGCCTGCAAATCCTTCTCGGCCCAGGCTGCGCGACGCACCTCCTGAATCTCGGCCAGCAGGCGCGCGTTGCGCTCGTGGATGTCGGCTACAGCATACTTGCGCCAAGCCTCCTCCACAGCTTGCAAATCATGGTTAATGGTACCCAGACTGTAAGGCTTGCCGGTGTCGGGGTTTTTGAAATCACGCAGCGCGGCCACAATCTCGCGTTGCGTCAATCCCCGCAATGACAACGCCGCCACCCTGCGGCGTCGTAAATCAATTAAAGCAGCACGGCTGTTCAGTTTCATGGCGTTCAGTGCTGCTTCACGGAATGCCTCGCCGTCGTCCAACGGCGTAATGTCGTCTGAATCGGGCATGTTGCCCTCCTACGATATTATTCATGAGACGATCATAACCCTCTGCGTGCGCTTGACACGAATGAATAGATTCAGTCCCTTCTTGCTGCGGCGGATTTCTAGATGCTTACCCCATTTACTCTTGAGATAAGCTAGCTCGCGCTCGTTACGTTCACCGGAGCGCATGTGCGCGTTCCCTCCGGTGTTGTTAAAGCGCTGATGCATTATGGCGCAACGCTCGTCCACAAGCACGCAACGGTATTTTAGGAGTGCTTGGAGACAATAGTCGATATCCGCGCGCAGCTTCAACGAGGTGTCGTAGCGCAGCTCGCGTCCAATAATTCCAATCGCGCCCCCGACCCAGTTGTTAAGGGAAAATGGGTTCTGGGGGTGAAACTTGCGTACATCGCCACTGTGCTGTGAGAAACCAAACACACAGGTCCCGAGGCCCCTGGCGATCCGGGCCGCGTTCTCAACCATTTGCAAAGCTACGTCAGGATCGACGACAGTCGCGGCGGCGGTGGTGCGTCCGGCGTTCATGCGCAGGTGGCTGACGTCGTCATCGACCATAAAGACGGTCTCCTCTGTGATATTATCCAGGATCCACTGTCGCAGGGGACCAATCCCCGCCACGCTCGACGGGTGCGTGATAATTTCTGCATCCAGGACGGCATAGTCCTCCGCTTCGGCCTCATCTACGCACACGGCGGCCGAGGGGAACAGCTCAAGCGCCTTCCCACATAACGCTACTCTTCGTCGACTGGGGATGATGATGCGCATTGCTGTAAGACCTCCAAAAAGCGCGTGCCGTCCATCACGCGACATAACCCGACTTTCCTCCGCAGATTGCCTTTGCTGGATTTATACGAAAAGGCACGCTCCCCGATGCCCAGTACCTCGATAGCCCGTGCCCAGTCCCAGGTGGTGCGAAAGACCAACATCACATAGTCGTAATGCTCGAAGGGTTGCAGTCCCATTTCGGGGATAGTAGCGTCGTCCGCTTCCTCAGCGATGGCCTGCTCCTCCGCGCTCAGCGCCTCGTACATCAGTTGATCAACCTCGCGCTGCTGGAAAAAGGCCACGATGTCCAGGCCCTCCTCGATATCAGCCGCGATCTGCCCGGCGTCCCAGGCTAGGTTGAGCTCGGAGGTGCGGTTATCGGCGTAGGCCAGGCTACGCGCTACCCCGCCGTCCTCCTCCAGATCCAGATCCTCACGCTGATGAACGACGAGGCCGTCGCCAGGCGTGCGCACGACGTAGATGGGCATGCCACCGAGGTCGCGTACCGTCTCCACGGTCTTGTTGCCAGAGACGACGCGCCCCTTGCGATCTGTCAGCACGGAACGCCCCGGGCCATAGCGGGCCAGGCTTTCACGCAAGGCCCACTGTCCACGACTGGTTCCCAGATTCGCATTGTGCTCATCGGAGTGCAAGTCGTCTAGCGAGGAGATCTCGGCGATCTCCTCTTCTAACGCTGTGACAAAGTCTTGTTCGTCGCTCACAATTCAATCCTCCAACAAAAAAGGGGCTGCCCCCATCGCTGGGAACAGCCCCGGAATCCTGTCTCGCTGGGCTTACACCTTTAGTGTATCACAATTGATATAGTAAGGCAATTATTCCGCCAAGATCTTGCAGATAGCGACGGCGTCTTCCATGGAAATGCGATCCAGCTCGAGGTTGACCGTCACCTCCTCGGCGGACGTGCCGACTTCATGCGGATAGGCACGGATACGATAGCGCCGCGCGTCACCGGGCAGGCTGTAAACACACGGATTATTGGTATCAGCGTGCAGGATTTGGGCGTTCAACATCTTGGCCAATCTATCCAAAGCCGCGCGCTTGAGCCTGTCACTGCGGCGCTGGCGATAGCGTTGCCGCAAAGCACCCTCCGAGATCTGGTAGTAATCGGGCAGGAAGCGGCGCATAATATCGCCGGCAATGCTCTCCGGCGCGCGGGTGGCGCTGCAGGTAATGCGCGGGCTTTCCTCCCAGCGATAAAATTCCTGGGGATAGATCCCGTGCACAGCGATGCGTTTCCGTTTTTCCTGTCTGATGAAAAATCCGACATCTGGATCGTCTAGGTCATCGCGACGCAGAGTGGCGTGATGCTCGTTAGCGTGTTCTGTGCACACGCGCCAGCCATCCAGATGCCGCGCTATGGCGGTAGCTAGTTCTGTGATATTCATACGTCACCTCTCCCTGGACGACGGAAACGAAAGACGTTACCGCCAAACTTAACCTCCGCGATGCATTGCACGCTATGCGGATGACGATATTTGCAGTCTCGTAGCAAAACATCCGCGAAGCGCAGCATATAGCCCAGACACTCCACGGCAAAGGGTTTGTCGCGCAGCCGTTGCCGGATGTCCTGTAAGTCCTCAAATGATACTTGCGCTTTATGATTAAGCGCGTATACTGTAGTCATCTCAATCACCTCCGTGGTTGAGTAACACGAGGGGGACGGGCCGCCTTACCCGTACCCCCTCATTTTTTATTAATGTGTATGCCGTTGATGGTGGCTCAGCGTTTGGCTATCCACCACCGTATCAATCCCCGCAATCTCAGACTGGTAGATTTTTCCGTAGTGATCCGAGTGCGGCAATCCCGACCGGATCAGGAATATGCAATGATACCGCACGCCCCCCCCCGGAAATACCGGCGTCCCTCCACTGATAATGATGGCCTTCGGAAAGAAATTGCCGTCAATCCGATGCAGACCGCGCTTGATCCACACCACCACAAATCGATCCTCTGCCGGTTTCAGTTTATCCGGCGTCACCGCGCACGCCTCAAATTTCATTTGCCGTGCGGATGTCTGACGGTTGATGCGCAGCACACCGTCACAACCCCGCTGCGGCGTGTTGCTAAACAGCGGTAACCCCTCGCCTTGCTCAAACATATAACCCTGCTTCTTCATCTTCTCACCTCCGTGATATCCATTAAAACATCTGTAACTGTGTTTCCGCGTTGCCGGTTGGTTGCTCCTGCCGGCGTCGCTCCCACTCCGGGGCGTCGTCTTTGCCCTGTAACCACAACTCTTGCGCTTCCTCTGCGTAGGGATCAGTGACGTTGCCTTGCGGATCCAGACGGCAGCCTTCGTCTAACCAATACTGCACATCGCGCCCCATCGCCCGACCGCGACCCGTGTGATTGTCCAGGGCGTGATCCGGGATGTCGTGGCGCTCGTCCATAAATTCCTGCGTGACCGCACGCTGAAAGTGATCGGCGACCCTCGACTTGGGTGCCCGACTCATTAGGAGCAGGGCGTTGCCCAAGATCAGACGGCAAGTGCCATCTTTGCCGTGCGATCGAAAAAAGAAGTACTGCGCACGCAGGGCCGGAATCGTGCTTAGCAACTCCGGACTGGCGATACCAATATCCTCGTTGACGATCACCAACAGACGCCGCCATAGGTATTGTTCGTAGCGTGGAATCAGCTCCAGTGCCCAGTACATCGCCGAGCGTTCGTCTCCCCGACGAATCTCCTTCTGGATCGCCGAGATGACCTCCAATAGTGGATGGTTGTGCTGTGTATAGGCTCTAAATCCCATCGTTTCTTACCTCCTCTACCTCCGTAGTTTTTATATGACCTGCCTTATCAATGATCGGATGGTCAATCCCGATCAGACGCCCGGCCTAGAGGCCAGGCGTTTCGGCTATGTCTCGAACCCCTTTCCCTGCTCGCGCAGGCTAATGTAACGGTTGTGGCCGATGACCATGTGATCCAGGACATCCAGCTCCATCAGTTTCCCGACCTCCACTAATCTGCGGGTTAGCATAATGTCCTCCGGCGAGGGGTTAGGATCGCCAGAGGGATGATTGTGCGCGACGATGATCGAAGCGCAGTTACGGCGAATCGCCCCCCGAAAAACCTCCGCTGTGCGGACCAGGGAAGTGTTGAGGCTCCCCTTATAGAGGATTTCCTTGTCGATTACGCGATTGCGCGTGTCCAGATATAGGACCGCGAAGTTCTCTTGCTCGGCATCCCCGATGTAGGGAGTGAGGATGTGCGAGGCATCCGAAGGAGACCGGATCTGTTCACGATCCGGCCCGGATTCCAAGGTCATGCGCACGCCCAGTTCCAGGGCCGCCATAAGGCGCGCGGCTTGTGAGGGACCAATGCCGTCGATGGCCGTCAATTGACTCTCCTCCGCCCGGCGCAAACCGTGCAACGATCCAAACTTAGCGACTAACTGATTGGCAATACTCAGGGCCTCGCCCCCCTGTACAATTGCCGCTAGTAATTCCACCAAGTTCACGTACCGCACGCCTACCTCACGCACGCGGTTTACCGGTTTCTCGGACTCCGGTAAGTCGTCCACGCGCAATCCAGGCGGGGTATGTTGCAACATGCTCATTTGTGCTACCATTCTCTTACACCTCCGTGGTTTTGTATGACCTGCCTTATCAATGACCGGGTGGTCAATCCCGGCCAGACGCCGAGGTTATCTCGGCGTTTCGGCTAATCTCTCAATGGCCTCCCAGGGAGAATAGCGATTTCGGAAATACCATTCCAAATCACGCTCCAAAACCTCCACCCCCCAGTGCTCGGCGATATTCAGCGCCTCGCGCATGTAATCCCAACGTTTTTCATAATATCCCGCCAGGCAGCGGTAATTAAACCAATCCCTATACATTCACACCCTCCTACTGATAGGGGCACTCGCCCGGGATCAGGGGGCTAGGACCATTGGGGAAGGACACGATCTTGTGCTGCAATAGTCCGCGATAGATCGTCCCCGCTATCCTTGCGGCCTCATCTTCGCCCGCGTCCACCAGATCCTTGATGTAGCGCTCCATCGCGCTGGCTACCGAGCGGGCCTTGCGCATCGAAGGAAGCTCGTCATCCACCGGAATCACCCGGTCCGGTCGCGCTTCCTCCTCCGCAGCGCGCACATCCTGGACCTTGGTCATAAAGGTGGCCATATCGAACATCGCTTCCTGCGCCTGCTCTTCCAACAATCTCGCGCAGAGCTTGCGAAACTCTTTCAGGCGCGGGGTATCCACCTCCGCCAGATAACGCAGAGCAATGCGCTGCCGATTGGTATCCAGGTCGCGAAGCGCATACGCATATTTGATGCCCATCTGCCCGTCTTTGACTAATTTCTGAGCCTCGGGCACCGTATCCAAAAGCGCCAGTCGCAAGCGCACCCGCTGAGGACTCACGTTCGCAATCTTGGCGACCTGTTTGGCGTCCCAGCCAAATTTCTCCATCCGTTTTTGGTAGGCGCGCGCTTCCTCAATCGGATTCAGTTCGTTGCGTTGCACATTCTCCAAAAGCATGACGGAAGAGGCTTGCTGATCCGAAAGCGTGCGCACCAAGGCCGGAATGGTCTCGCGCTCCAGGAGGCCAAAGGCCCGCCAACGCCGTTCACCGGCTACCACCTGAAAGCGCTCCCCCACCGGTCGCAAGGTGATGGGCTGCGCGAGGCCGTGCTGCTTGATGCTGGCCGCCAGTTCCTGCAGGCTCTCTGTATCAAAGTCCTGGCGATCATTATCGCCGGGGTCAATTAGGACCATCCGTATATCCTGTATCTGCTCTTGCATTCTCTCACACCTCCGTGGTTTATGATCTGCCTTATCAATAATCGGGCGATCAATCCCGATTAGACGCCGGGGACTCCCGGCGTTTCGGCTATAACTCATGGCGTTGCGCACGTCCAAAAGCGCGCAATTCGTAGTATCCGATCACACATCCGCCCACCTCGATAGTGAAACGCTGCGCATCGCAATACCACGCATAATCCTCAGCATCACGCACATCCTCAAAATACACGCCTTCCACATTATACAATTCCATTCTTACACCTCCGTGGTTTATGTGACCTGCCTTATCAATAGTCAGGTGGTCAATCCTGACTAGACACTGGAAATAACCCCAGTGTTTCGACTCTGTTAAGTTTCCTACATCGGAATCAGAAGTTAAAAAAAATACTACGGTTTTGATATGGACGGGTATGGTCTTTCGCTATCGAATAGTATCGTAATCCTCGCCGGTACCACACTACCGTTGCTATTTCCCACAACTGCTCCCCCGCGTTGGGAATGGGATAATTCCTCCTCCGTTCCGTCAGTCACCCAGGTTCTCTGGGCGCTTGCGCGCGTGATCGTTCCTGAATCACTGACCGGGATTCGGGTACCCCCCATCCCCCCGTTTTGAGTTTCCGTTATGTTAAGGTTCGTTTCATCTTTGTATATATAGTATAACGCATGCAAGCGGTTTTGTATATAGGAAATTAGTACTACGCATAAAATGTAATACATGACTAAACATGAAAACTTATCTTGCAAAGAAATAGGCCCATCCGTAAGGACGGGCCTATAGAAGGAGGGGGTGGGGAAGTTAGGCGGACGCTTCCCGCACCTCCACCGCATGATCGCTGATTTTCTCGATGGTCACCCCGGCCACGGCGAAGGGACCGCGCGCTGCGGAGACCACGACGTCCAGAATATCCGGCCCCATCTCGGCCAAAACGTTGAGGTAATGCTGTAAACGCGAGGGACTCGGGCGCTCCTGATCAAGTTCCACCTGCAGCGCATCGACGGTATCGCGGGCTGCCAAGCGATCCACATCATCCAAGTCACTCTGATTGAGTGCGATAATTACCTCGTCACGCCAGGCCGCATTACTGCGCTGGGCTGGGTGGGTGATTTTATCGCGTCCCACCACGTCACCGCCGATATCGACCTCCCCACCAATATCGCCAAACGTTACACCGCTCATAGCTCATCCTCCAAGTCTATGTCTATCTCGCGTAAAATCGCAAACACGCGCTTGAGCGTGCCGAACTCAAACGCCATATCATCTATGTTTTGCCGAATCCACTCCGTAGCATCCCACGAACCGGTATAGGCTCGTGAAGCCCCCAGCCAGTCGGCGATCATCTCGCGGATGTAGATTTCCGGCATAGGTAGCACTTCGTTTTCGCGATTGCGCAGGACCCAATACTGATGATGGTGCTTATTGTGGTTCTGGTGGTGGAGCCAAGCGTTCAGGTAATCGAAATCTGGCTCCCCGCGTCGTTCGCCGCAGTACAGCCTAGCGTAGGGGGCAAACTCACAAGGTAAAAATTTGGAGAGATCGTGCGTAATCCGCAACCACAGCCCGATGCGCACCCTACGCCCGGCCAGAAACACAAACCACTTATGGCGCAGCACACGCCAAAAATATCGCCAATACACGCTCACGTCTTATCCCTCCCCACTACATCACCATCCACGTTTACATCCCGCCCAGAGTTCAAGCGGGTCCCCACCAATACGTCCGTGTTGACGCGCGGGCCGCCACCGATGACCCGTAACAAATCTGCCAACCGCTGCGCTTCCGCTTCCCCGCTGCTCATCACGCGGGGTATAATGATGCGTTGAATTTCCAGTAGCGCGTCGATCTTCCGCTCGATACCCTGCAAGCATAAAAACATCTCCTGCTCGGCCTCCAGGCGTTGACGCTCGATTTCGGCACGCATTGCCTCGGCGTGCGCTTTTTGCTCTGTGGCCAGGATGAGTCGATCTATTTGCCGTGAAGCAACTTGGGGGCCATCAGTACGCTCATCGTTGCTCATGTCTCAGCGATTCCAGCGTGTGGTTTGCTGATTCCTGGAGGTCCAGCGCTACGATATGCAGCGCTTGCCGGTAAGCAACGTACACATCGCGATACTCCTGCACCGCCTCGTCGCGCTCCACCTGCAACCTCCGCACGTGCACGTTCAGGATAGCCAACCCGTGCAGAAGCCGCGCAAAAGCAGCCACGGTCCGCGACCACGCGCAGGTATACGGTAACCCCCACGCCCCATCCACGACGATCCAGGCGATCAGAGATAAAGCGTACACCAAACGCAGATTACGCGGAGTCCAGTAATCCGAAGTCCACAACATATGTGCTAGGTAGATGTACGCGACCATCCCCGGTAGTGAACCGACCACAAACAACGCAAAAGACTCGGCCACCAAACCGCTCAGCATCGCTACCCGCCCCAACGAAATCGCCCAGACCCAGTAGGGATTGAGCGGTATATTACGAAAGCTGTACGCAGCGGCAATAATCAACAGTGGCCCCAAGGTATCCCAAGTGCATAGGATAATTACGGGCGTCTTGTGGTTTGTAATACCCTTAACGGCCATCCCGATCATGGTAATCGCGGCCAACACGTCCGCGACCTCGAAGGTTCCTAGATAGGCTAGATATTTGTGGTTGCTGATGGAGTAATAATACAGCGACCACAGGATAATGGCGAAAACCAGCGAGATCCCGGCACTGATCAGCGCCGGATAAAACCACGCACCGGGGCACCAAACATCCATTATTCTCCGTCGAAGCGAGTTACGCGCGTCAACAGATCGGCATCCACGCCGTGAACGGCGTAAAACCCAGACGGCTGGCGAAAGTCAAAACGCCGGTCCCCGCCAAAGGTCCACGGTGCCGGCACTTCCCCCACGCAGATCTGCTCATGCAGATGCGCAGCGTACATCCCGTGATTATTGCCAATGGTCCCCACCACGTCACCGGCCTGCACGATATCGCCAGGCTTGACATAGATCTCGTCCAAGTGCGCGCCCATCCACGTGACCAGCTCTCCCTCCGGTGTGCGTCCCAGGATGCGCAGGATCAGCCCCCAATTGCCGCCATAGTCGGCGGCGTTGATGACAATACCCGCGAAAGGCGCAACCAAGGGTTCGCCCAGGTCGGAATCGCCTCCGCTCTCCAGGTTCCAGTCCTCGCAGCGGTCGGGGTGATGATTGTAGGGGCCATAGCGACGACTAGCTTCGTACCACGCTTTGTCGAGATTGAGGAGCGGTAACACAAAACGCTCGGCGAAGGGGATGCCGTCGGCCCCCATGGTGATGGTTACCGGGCCGATGCATAAATGCGGCTCGCCGTCGCCGGGCAAAGGGACGACGACGCTATCGCCAGGTCCTACACGCACGGGCCTAGCCGTGGAATCATAGTCCCCCATCGTCGTCACCTGCGTAAATCGAAGGGCCTTCTACTAGGAGATCTCCGATCTCGTCATATTCCCGCCGCGGCTTGATGCCAAACTGGTACACCGCCTGTGACCCGGCCCACAGGAGAAAGCCTTGGGCCAGGGCGGCCCAGTAGGGCTGAATGGCCGTCCATAGATCTGGGGGCGTCAATTGCAAGGCCGTCTCAGCCAGAACCGGCAAGGCAATACTGAGAATAAGAATAGTCCAATACTTGGTCTGTGAATCCAAGTTCTTGAACCACGTCATTTTCTGAAATAAGAATGCGATCACGGCTCCAGCACCCAGGCCACTGGCTACCCAATTGAGCACCGAAACGGGATCGGTAGCATCAGGTGCGGCACCCTGCGCACAAACCGGAATCGCGATCAACGACAAAACCAACGCCAACAGTAAAGAGCGCATCTCAAACCTCCCATGATATTATTTCCCAGGAAATAATTTTCCTGAGTCTGACAACAAAAACGGGGCAGGCGGCTATAAGCCACCCGCCCCGGAATATTTCTCGCTGGGCGTGAAACGAAAGCTATGCTATGACTGATTTACAGTGAGACCCATCGGTTCAACTAAGTTGCGCTCGAAGTCTATAGATTGCGTTGGTAGGATTTGCTTGATCTTACCGTTGTGGATCACAATCCGCAACTCGCCGTAGCCGGTCCCCTGCATTATGCTTTTGGTATACTCCCAAAGTGCTTTGAGGTATACCGAGCGCCAAGAACTGCCTTCGTCGTTGCATTGTTCATTTTCTTTCATACCTCCATTATACAGAACATCTGTTCGATAGGCAAATTTTACCCATCAAACGCAGCTCTAACCCGCCCCCGCGCATTGTCTTAAGGCTATCCGCAAGCGTTGATTCTCGCGCCAAAGTTCATCAACGCGATCACGGAGCACATCCACTTCGCCCAACTCCTCAAACTGCTCGCGCATCTCCCAGTCCTGCCCTCGCCACACCCAATAGTGATCGTCAGATATGGCTTCTATCCCCCAGGTCTTCCCGTGTTTTTCTGTACGTTTTGGTTTGCCAACACTAACCATTGAGAAAACTATACCCGTTTCACGATGTCTCAAGTAATCAGCGTTTTCTAAATCATATGGATATTCACCCATTTTAAACCTCCTTGCGTAATTTAAGTTGTTATCCCAATACTTCGCGCACTGCCCGCCATCAAATCCAGATACGTCGCGTAGATATCCAGGTCGTGCGACATCACCAAGCGATACACGTACTGCGCGGCATACGTAGCCACCGCCTGATTGATCATCAAGCTCTGCGCATCCCGTATAGTCAGCTCCGCGCAGGACTCGGCCTCCGTCGCTGGCTGATCGGGAACCAAGAGCTCCGGATGCTGCACGGTGGGGAGGGGAAGATCCAGACAGTGCCCGGCCTCGATGCTGGGCAATTTGCTGTTGGTCGTGTTCCCCAGTAGGACCTGACCGCTGGCCTCGTGGTTACCGCAGTCCAACCACCAGACGAGCCGCGAGGAATCGACGATGGCCTCGTGAATGGCCTTCCGGGCGGCAGCGTTATCCACCGCGCCCACGACCAGCGTGAACTGGTGACGCTTGGCGGTGATAAAGTCTGACTGGAATTTCTGCGGACGACACTGAATCCGCAGGCCGAAAGCCGTGCTGTACCGGCGTGTCAATGCGACGGCCTTGTTACGTCCTATCTCGGCGGGGGCGAAGTTCTGCCGTCCGATGTTCTTTTCCTCCACGACGTCGGGATCGCAGAAGGACAACCGAACGTCTTTGCCCTGCGCGTGATAGGCCAGGCGCGCTAGGTGCAAAGCCAGGAATGAGCCGGTCCCTCCGCAACCCACCAGGAGGATATTGTACGCGGCGGGATCCCCGACTAGGACAGGGTAGCGTCTCTCCGGCCTATCCACGCCGCGCCTCCCGCTCGGCCTGCAATCGGGCACGCTCCTGATCTACTACGCGCCATAGGTCGCGGACCTCTTTCTGCAATGCGCGCGCCTGCACGGCCAACTCGTCGAAACGCTGGCGTATCTCATCATCGCGACCGCCAAGGCGAACGACGGAGCGAATGTAATAATCCAACGTACCCAAATCTATGTACGGATACGTGTTGTCATCTGGGTTTTGCATGGTTCCTCCTAAAACGGAATAGTGCGATTATGGACATCCTCAAATGGCCATGCCCCGGTGAACAGTGTCTCAATAGCTACATTACCGTAGTCACCGTAGACACCCACCCGCAGACACATCTGCGGGCGCTCGTCGAAGATCCGCCCGATCACACCATAGAAACGCAAGCCTTGCTCGTCGCGGGTATCCTCGCTGGAAAAGAAAACGTTCATCTGGTGATGGCTGTGGATGTCGGCGATGATGTCCGCGTCATCGCCTCCCTCGTAGGTCAGGCGCGCACTGCCGGCCTGTTGCGACGGTCGCCACACGCTGACCAAGCCGTCACGCAGCACGAGGTGATACAGAACCTCACGCGGCCCCTCGCGGGCCACGCTGCGCGCGTTGACCAGGATCTGACGCAAGAGAATGTTTTGGATGGGGCTGAAGTCTAAGTCCACAAACGGCTCTAGCTTCGGCAGTCCAGCCACGCGACACGCCGCGACCTGAATGCAGGCGGTGAAGTGCCGCGCGCGGGCTAACTTGAAGATGCCATTGCCCGCGAGCACGTAGGCGTAGGCTTTCCCCGACGACAAGCTCGGGGTATGGCCATTATGCATCAGATAATCTACGGGATTCGGTAACATCATGCCTCCCATAAGTGCCGAAGGGCCAGGTTACTATGTCTCAGGTCTTCAAGGGGATATTCATCCGCACCGACCACGACAGGATCGCGCCACATCGCGATGATGCTCTCCTCGTATTTCTTGGATTTGCCGTCTTCCAAGTCGTGATTGAACTGGCTAGCGAAGAACATTTCCGCAGCCTCACAAATCGTTTCCACCGTGCAAGCCGGGAACGGGACATCCCCCTGGCACACACGTCCGTCGCGCCAGATGTTTGGCGCGGGGAAATAGTACAGTGGTTCCCGTCCGGCTGCGGGGTAACGCCGGACCGCGAAGATCCTGTACGTGCGACCCTGCCCTACGAAAACGGCCGGTGGGAAGGGTACACGCATGTCCACCACTTCACCCTCATGGTACAGCTTCACCGTGCGCACCTGGGGAGGGCGATATATACCCAAACGCGGTTGTGCCCCCAGATCACAAAACAGGCAATTGCGGGGCAGCAACCCCGACACTATCGGCAGCCCGGCCATCGAGGCCGCCAGAGCATCCGGCGATACCTCGTAGCACTGCGCGACGTGCCCATGCTCAAAGCGCGTCATCACGATGGACTCGTCGTACAGGTCCAGGCGCATGCGCAGCGCCTGGCGTTGCTCTACGTCCACCCCGGTCCCTGCGAGACCCAAGGCAGATAGGTGTTCTATTTTTCCATTTTCTGGTTCCATTTTATTTACTCCTCATACGTTCGCTCTATCTGATACCGTCTGACGTCGTCAACCCACTCTTGCTCCACCAACGGCGGGGCGGGGGTACGATTGCGATAGTCCTCCTCCAGGCCGTCGAAGTAGCGCACCGCGTCCTCCACAGCGCGCCGAGGCTGTTCGTCGAAATACTCTTGCAGATCGCGACGTACAGGGACCCAGTGCTTGATCTCGCTGTAAGAGGTGGCCAAAAAGAGGATGTCGTGCAGATTGAATCTCGGCATCCCATAGTTCATACTGCCATACTCCTCAAAGTAGTAATCGCAGTAGTCAAACCACGGGTTGCCGGTTTCCTTGCGCACACACTGATACACCACGGCCAGGGCGCTGAAGGGCTGCGGCAGGGCCTCCAAATGCTCCACTGCCCATACCGCGTCGCTGGGCCAGGTGTACTGTCGCGGGGGGCGGATACCATGTGCCCCCCACCACTCTATGAGTCGCTCGCTGTACGAATCTACCCCCTCACAGACGTGGTTAATAACGACGGCGATCATTAGGCAGGCCAGGGTGTCGAAGTTGCTGAAGTCCTCGACTTCCCACTCGATGCCCCACGCTGCGAAGGGAATCTCGTGCCAACCCTCCACCAGTGTCGGATGGTCGAACTCGCGCTCGTAGACCAGGTAATCGGCATACAAGCCGTTAAGCGGGAAGAACTCCTGATTGATACGAACCAGAAGCTCCTGCTCGGCAGCCTGCAAGCCCCCCAACACCGGGAGCTCATCGCCGAATAGCTCGCGCCACAGCTCGGCCATATTATGATACTCCTTATAGCCCCCCAGACGGTCAGCGATCGCCCCGTAGGACGGCAGGCGATAGCGAGTCAAAGCCTGGACGACGGCTTGCAGAGAAATCATGCTTCGCTGTCCAGGTCGAATAGCTCTGGCTGGCCCTGCCGTCGCATGATCCAGGCTTTCGGTATCGGTTGCGTGTGCCGACACTGTGGGAAGTTAGGGCAGCCCAAAAACTGAGAGTGGTTGTGGCGGTTGGTTTTGATGAGCAAGGGGACGTTGCACTCTGGGCAACGGAGTGCGGTGGGCTGGTTGTTCTCAAATAGCGGTTCCATCGCCCTCTCCAAAATGCTCGGCGTGCAGGCGTGACACATCCTGCTCCAAATTGTAACGCAGATCCTCGATGCGCCGCTGACACTCATAGTCCGCATCATCGACCACGCCGGCGCGCTCCTCCAGGATTGCATACAGATTTAGGTTATAAAGCCGGCGCAAGTCCTCGTACTCTCTGAGATACAAGAGTACGTCCAACGCCTTCCCCAAAAGGGCTGACGCATCGACCGCCAGATGCTCCACATTCGTACCGGTTCCTAGATTGGCCAAAGCCTGCATGTCCGTGATCACCTGGTTGATCACGGCCTCCGGTTCAGCCTCGGTGCTGGCGATCACCGGACCCAACGCTTCAATGGCGTGCCGTGCCATCTGCCCAATCTCTGGCGGTGGGTTGGTGGCCATAGTGATCACGGCCATTTTCTGGCTGGCCTGGCCCACAAGGTCTGAGAGCCTATGCCGATCCATTCAGCACCCCCAGAGCCTTCAGTAATAGCGCCTCGGCCTCGATCACGTTGGTCTCGATACACGTACCCTCGCCGTGAATCTCCATCGCCGCGAGGCCGTTCAACGCCTCGCGTACCGCAACGGTGATCTCGCCGTCGCTCATCGACGCCCGCCCGCCATTCAACAGTGGGGATAGTGACGCGGTTACGTCCGCCGCCATGCCCCACAGAATATAGCTGGGACTCACATGCAGCAGTGGCCCCACCCTTAAATTTGCTCTGATCAACAATGCCTCTACTTGTTGCTCCATAGTGTTCTCCTAAAATCCTTCTGGCACCCGCTTACCGGGCACCGGGTCCAAAGCTTCCAGACGCTCACGAAACTTCTCCACGGCTTCAATATGTGCGTAGAGGTCCAGGAGCGCCCGTTCTATCTCCGCCTGGCGCTGGGCGACATCCGCCCCGGCCTCCAGGTCCAGCAGGAGCCGGACGGCGGCGAGCTCCAACGGGGGAACCTCCGCCATCCGCTCCGCAAGCTCACGCGCCGTCGTCATCCGGGATAACCGGGCCGTGCTGCTCGAGGGCCGCGACGCAGAGAGCGGCCATTTTGACAATGCGATACCGTGCTCTGCTAAGTTCTTCAGCGCCAATATCTTGTGAAGCATGCCCCCATTCCTCAGCGATATAATCCAGCCACACGCTGGGACCATGGCGTTTTCCGTCAATCTCACCGTTTAACGTCATGCGTTCTTGCACGTTGCAGATTGCCGCTAGCACATTGGCGCGGCTGACCAACGCACCCTTGGTCCCCGCACGCTTGACGAAGGTAACCACCTTGTTACCTTCGTCGTCCTCGCTCTCCTCGACGCTGGCGTTAGCCAGCTCCGGAAAGTATTGGCGCAGGTGATCCTGCATCTGCTGCGTTGTAAGCTCGTCTTCCTCGTCCCGATATTCATAGTCCCCGTGGGGATATTTGTAAATCGTTGCCATCTCTCAATTCCTCCGTTGTGTGTTATGCGGATCACGCCGGGGCGCGATCTTCCTCAGATTCCTGCTCAAATATATCAATGCCTATTTCCTCGCGGATCATTCTAGCCATCACCGAGGCCAGGTGCCCTAGGTCACTCTTGTCTATGGCCCCGGGCCGTCCGGGCTTTCCCACCGAGACGGTGACCGCCAGATCCTCCGGGCTTTCCCCATTCTGGGGTACGTCGATGCGGGCCGTGAGAATAATTTGCGGCTTGGGGGGAGGCGGAGGGGGCACCGCTGGCCTTGATGATGCCGGCGGCGGCGATTGGGGCTCACTCAGCGTCCCCACCGCAACCCCACACCGCGCGTTATTCGCAATCCCCGCATCCTGCGCCGCGTCCACCGGCGCGCTGGCTATGTGCTCCGGAGCCGATAACTCATGCTCTTCCGGCTGCGGATTGCCGGCGCGTTCCCAGCAATCGGGGCAGATGTTGATGCCCGCGAAGCGGTACCAATCGCGCTCTTTGTCGTTGGCGACCTCGGTACCGCAGGCGCGGCAGCGGGTCCAGAACGTCGGGCGGTGCGTTTTCCACCCGGCGTGCTGCTCGTACATGCGCTTGGCCAACGCTGGTCCTTCGACCTGCTTCTCGAAGGTCGTGCTCTTGAGCTCAAAGCACGTCCGCCAAGAGCAGCGCAACTCCCGACCGATCTTTGTCGCATACCGGCATCCCGCGCAGGCATGCATGATGCCGTTGCCGGGGACCTGGGGTTTCATCTCTGGCTCCCAGTCCATGGCCCACGGTGCACCATCGAGGGAGGCCGTCTCCGTCTCGATGTGGCGCTTGACGGCCATCTCCACGTCGACCACGCTGCGCTCATGGCCCAGGAGACGCATGTACGTGGGCTTTTCCTCACCAAGGGCCACCAGGGGTAGCAGTGCCCGGGCGTGCCGTTCGCCCAGACCCCGCGCCACCTCATCCTGGATGAAGTCGGGGAGTTGCAGGAGGCGCAGTTTGTTGGCTACGGTGCTCTGACTGAGGCCCCAGCGGTTGCCGATCTCCGCCTGGGTCCAGCCAAATTTTTCCCCCGCCATCTGCATCATGCGCGCCTGCTCGATAGCGTTGTTGTCCTCGCGCTCTTGATTTTCCTGGAAGGCGATGTCGGCCATGGCCTCGTCGTCCAGTGCCTTGAGGTCGACGGGGAACGTGGCGTATGTGGTGTCGCTCTGCGCGCTGAAGGTCTCGTGAATCAGTCGGAAGGCGCGCAGACGCCGATGGCCGGCGGCCAGTTGGATCTCCAGCCCTTCACGACGGCCGTCCTCGATCCGCGCCACGGCCTCGGCGGGATCCAGGACCTCGCCGTTCAATAGCGCCCGCGCCGGGGGGACGTGGATTAGGCCGCTGGTTTCGGGAAGCTCGTGGCGCATTTGTAAAATTGAGTTCTCCAGGTCGGCGGTGTAGTACTTCATCCGCGCCTGGAATGGATTGTCACTGATCATCTTATTTGCTACTCTGGTAATCATCGGTTTTGCCTCCTCTGGGAATTATTTCCCAGGAAATAATTGACTATTGAGTTACGTCTTCGGCGAACAAATGCCGCAATAACAAGACGGCGTTGCGACCGCTGGGTGTCTGCGGCCACACGCCGTCTTTAAGATAAGCCCGCCATTCCTCGATATGGGCGATGATAAGCTGGCGGTATACCTGGCGGGAGTAATCGGGTAACTCGGCCAGGATGCGGTCATAGCGTTCCAGGGCGGCTTGGGACTCAGCGTCCTGAGGTGCGAAGGGCTGGCGCGGGTCGTGGAGCACAGTGGGGTGGTTGCTCAGGGCGGTCATAAGGGGCTTTTGTTTGGATGTGCGTTGGGTCATTCCTCAAAGCCCTCGAAGCGTTGCTTGTTCTGACACCACCACTCATAGAAGTCCGTCTGCGCATACTCTCCGCTCGCGGGGAGAATGTTATAGCCCACGCCGTACCGCCCGTCGCGAATCACATACCCCCACTCCTCAAGTTCACGCTTGATATGCTGAAGCTCCTCGGAAACATACGCCTGTAACACCGGCGTTATTTCCCTGATCGGCGTATCAAACTCCAGCATCAACTCATTAAAGATAGATATGTCCGCCACGGTATAATGATGATTCCACCAGAAGATCGCTTCACGGCCATCCTCACGACTCACCGTCTGCACATCGATGTCGGCGTCGTAGTGGTCCCATCCGCGAAACCGCACAGCAACCCGCATCGTTACTGGGTTTTCCTGCGTGGACGGCGCCGCCTCGCGCAGTAACTGTCCCAAACTCTCAACTAACACTACCAACATTGTCACTTCTCCTTCTAGGTCCGCACCTGCGCGCGGACAAACTTCAACAGTTTCCCGAATTCCTGCGTCTGCTTGGCTTGCGCCAACAGCGCCTGAAACTCATCCATCTTCCGCACCGCCTGCTCGCTGATCTTGCCGTCGTCGCGCAGGCCGTAAAACTCCTTCCAAAAATCGCTGGGGCTTACGGTGCCGTCGGCTGCCTCCGCGGCCCCTTCCTCCGGCGCCCCAAAATACTCCTCCAGGTCCTGCTCCGGCGAGGTCTCCTCAGCAGTCGTGGACATCGTATCCATGACTGTTGACTCAGACGACTGACCACCGTTCACCGGCGTGGCCTCCACCACATCCCCCAGGCCCTCGGTGGTGACCGCATAACCCTCGGCGGGCTCCACCCACAGCACGTCACGATACGGGTTACCCTCTTTGTTCTTCTTCTCGGAGAACCCGTACACGCAGAAGAAGCGGGTCGGCAGCATCTCCTCTACGGGTAGTTGGTCAAAGTCCGCGATCCCGGCCTCGGCCAGGTCCGCGACGTCGAACAGCTTCGTGGACTCATACTGACAGCCACGGAAGAACAGCCGCACCCAGCCCTCTGGGGTAACTTGCATCTTGGTCACCAGGGCTCTGTGCTGCCCCTGGCCCAGCGGCCGCAGGGCACGCGGTCCCTGCGGCGCCGTCCGCGTCAACGCCTGCTGTTGGAGGCAGGCGGCGATAAGGCGGAGGTTTCGGTTCATCTCCTTCAATTGCTCTAAAATTGCTTCCATCGTTCACTCCTATAGTACATACGCCAGATCTAGCTCTGGCACCTGATCCGGGTCCATTACCTGAGGCAGCCACTCCGGCCGCCCCTGCGTGACCATCGGCTGCCCGTCATACATTGCCGCAACTTTGACAGCCTTGTGCCAGTCGTCGAAGGCGATGCGCATGCGCTTGATCTGCCCGGCGTTGCGCACGGGCATTTTCAGCCCATACCACGCCCGAATGAATCCGGGCACCTTGGTGAAGCGCCAAGCGTTCCAGTCGTCGTGGTCGCGCGGGCCATGCTCTTTAAGCCACTTCTCCACGTCCCACAACGCGATGTCGTCACGCACGTAATCGCGGTGTGGCTTGGTCGAGGCGTGCCAGCCGGCAAGCCATTTCTGGACAAGGATCCCCGTCGGCACGCGGCGGAAGTCCATGCGCGTGACGGGGAGATTGTCCCCCCGCCACGCTCGGATGAGGTAGCTGGGGCGCCATTTGGCGACGACCCAGCCACGCTCGGTTAGCCAGTCCAGCGCCTTGTCCAGATCCCAGTCCACGGGCTTGGTCTCCTCAGAGAGGATTTCTAGTGTGCCGTGACGCTTGGTGACGGTCCACAGATGCGGGCTGCCGTCCTCTGGGGGGGCAATCTGTCGGGTGAAGTCAATGCGCGTCACTATCGTTTCCATGGTCCCCTCCGTTGGTGCGGAGAATGATTTTCCGTGCCAGGTCTCGGCGAACGTAATCCCAGCGTCCATCTGCCTCGAACGGGACGGCTTTGTCGATGCTGTCGATGACGGCCAGGATGTGGCCGGCCCACTCTTCGATGGGCGGGATGCGAAAAACCATGTGGCCGTCACAGCCACAGGAGATGAGTTGGAAGTTGGCTTGAGCCGCACACTTGAGGAGCTCAGAGCCGTGGGTGACGCTGAGCAGGGACATGGCTTCTTGCCCCTGGTCGCCCAGTTCATACGCGGCGTCCAGTTCGGCGCGCAGGCGGGCGATCTCTTCCTCGGCGGCGTCGAGGTCTGCGGCCTGGGCGTCGCATATGCGTTCGGTTTCGCGGAGTTCGCGGGCCAGGACGCGGACGGCGACGCGGTCTTCGGTTTCGATGCGTGGGAGGCGGGTCATCGCGCACCCCCCGCGGCCATGGCATAGGGGCCGTAGCTAAGGATTTCCGTGCTGGGGATTGTGTTGCCGTCTACCGGTTCGGCCCAGATGGTCCAGTCTGGCGGGGCTGCGCAAGGATTGGGGATCATGCCGATGAGGGCCTGGACGTGTTTCTGCTGGGCGCGCCGGATGTTCCAGAACTCGCGGGGATTGAGGTCGTTCTCTGTGACGCAGTCCCCGCAAAGGTACAGAGGTGCGTACTGGGGGCGATCCTGATGTTTGCCATCGGCGAAGGGCTCGTAGTAAATGCGGAGTGCTGTAGTTTCCAGGACCACGGCTCCGCAGCGTTGACATACGCCGTTGGCCATGGGCCAGTAAAACGGGCCGCCGTTGGTGACGTAGTCGGCATGCCAGTCCTTCATGAATTTGTCATGGCGGAGGATCTGGCGTGCCTCGCCGTATGATACGACATAGTGGTAATTCTTGGTGCGACCGTTCAGGCTAATGGTAAGGTGCAGAACACCTTCGCTTGCCTGATGGTCTTTAGCGAAGCTTTGTGCGATCTCTCGCGGTTTCATTGTAACTACCTCCTATTGTGATAAGTTTCTTGTTGAGAAGCCCTCGCCGGTGCGGTTTGGCGGTTGCCTCTCTATTGTGGTACAATAGGAGGTAACCCTCGGTGCCGCTATTCCCGGTGCCTTGGGCTAGACCCTCGATTGGGAGCCGTTACTCCCGTCGAGGGTCGCTTGCTATAGAAAAGCCTCAGTCTGTCCTTTTCCCTTCGCAAGCACTTATATTGTACCATAGCTTGATTTTTTTGTCAATACCCAAATTTTCCTCCGCTACAAGTAGTTATTTCCCAGGAAATAGCCATAGAAACTGCCTATTGACATTTAAAAGCGGATATGATACAATAATAGTGCTTACAACGTAGTAAGCACCTATCAAGTGTGTAACGGCACACGCTAGGTAGTCGCCGGGATAGCGGCGGTCGATTCTGCTCATGCGATACGACCCCCGCACCCTGCGGGGATTTTTTAATCACTAGATACCAACAAAAGGAGGTCGTATGGGCATAGCTATCATCCGGGAGGATTTTCAGATGAAAGACACCAACCTAGTTACGGTTAGCGATGCCGCAGAGAAAACCGGTTACACAGGAGCATTCATTAGACTTATAGCAAATCAGGGCCGAATCAAGGCCAAGAAGTTTGGCTATATGTGGCAAATCGACCTTGATGACCTTCTCTCTTACAAAGAGAAGATGGATCAATTAGGTAAGGAAAAACATGCGCTACGCTACGACGGCGACGACGAACCCGCAAACGAAACAGGATAAGAAGCAGGGCAACACAAGATAGGAATCGAGGAGACAACTAACCAATAGCAAAGGGAGGAGCATTAGCCCGCCTTGGCGACGGAAGTGAGGATATTATGAAAATCACAGAAGCAACACCGCAGCAAAGAAACAACGCTCCCTTTGTGACGCATATGACTGCCAGGAACATCGGCAAGGGGTACGCCGAGACCCTAATACTAATCGCCTACTATCTCCCGGACGGCGACGTCCTAGAGGGAACTAGCGAAGAATTCGGTGCAGTCTTCGACATTCACGAACGCAGCTTCAGGAATCATGTCAAGGCCCTATCACGAGCCGGATGCCTACTTTACACGAAACCAGAATACGGGCTATACAAAATCATAAGAATTTCACAGACAGAAGAGGAACTAAACACCCTCGTCGATTGCTGGAATTTCATTCCAGATGAGATCAAAAAGCGCGATGCGTTGGATTTTGTCACGTCTGCTTTCCTGTCGAAATGGAAAGAATTTTCCGAAAGTGGGGGGGAATGGAAAGAATTTTCCACCTTAGAGGAAGAGGCACCGGAAGCAAAACGGAAAGAATTTTCCGAAACTCCGCAAAATGGAAGAAATTTTCCAAGTTCAGACGAAGAGGAGCAAGGCGAGGAATGGAAAGAATTTTCCGAAAGTGGGGGAGAATGGAAAGAATTTTCCAACTCGGATGGCGAAAGACGGAAAGAATTTTCCGTAACCCCCATTGAACGGAAAAAAATTTCCGAAAGTGGGGGGAAACGGAAAGAATTTTCCGAAAGCGATCCCCCTGTTGTTGTTATTAATCATGATCATGTCTTTGAGAGACAATTTTCTAAAGATAAAAAACAACAACAGCAAGCATCTGAGCCACAAAACGGCGATTCAGCGCAGGGGTTTGCGTCGAACGATTTTTCCGAACGTCAAAAGCTTGCCTTGAATGCTCTGCGTTCCGTGCGTGTGGGTCGCAATGCACAGCGTGAATTCATACGCGACCATGATCCGCAGCGCATCCTAGACGTCGTTGCGGCGGCGAAGGTTGACGCAACCGTCAAAAACAAAGCGGGGTATGTGTGCAAGGCCCTCCGCGAAGGGTGGGAGATCGCGGTGCCGAAATCCGAGCCCGAGAAACGTCAGGAAAAATGGGCCGGATGGGAACAACAAAACGCCCAAGCCACCGCGCGCCTGCATCAAGCGGTCGCCGCTGCCGCCGAGCAATCCGGTAACGGCAACGGGGGCGAATCTGCCAAGATCTGGCGCGGCGTCCTGGGTGAACTGGAGCTCCAGATGACCCGCGCGACCTTCGACACCTGGCTGCGGGATACAAACTGCCTGGGTCGGGAGGATAACGGCGACGGTGAGACGCTGATCATCGGCGTGAAGAACGGCTACGCCGTGGAATGGCTAGAACATCGGCTGTACACCGTCATCCAACGCACACTCCACCGCGTCGTGGGGCAGCACACAGAGGCGCGCTTCGTTGTCTGGGATGAGGAAGCGCAGGAAGTCACAGAGCCGGCCTTGGAGCCGGTCACAGGAGGAGTAGGGTGACAGAAGAAAACGCAACATACAAGATCAAGGGCGAACAGATCATCGACTACACGGTGCTCCAGTTACCGCACTGCGCCACGTGCGACCAAAAGCTGATCCTGGAGCCCGTGAGTCACGCGCCGCACTTCGCATCCATCGAGGCGCGTTGCCCGGAATGCGGGAAGGCGTTTACCGTGATGGTCATCGCGGATACGCTGGCCACGGTGATGGGACGGCTCAAGGTGCTGACGGAATCGGAAGGCTAGCATGACATGCCCCAGACCCCGCAACGCCGCGCGCGCTATCCCGCCGACTGGCGCATCATCGCCACCAGCGTCAAGGACCAAGCCGCCTGGTGCTGCGAGCACTGCGGACGGCCCCACGATCCTCTCAACGGTCACCCGCTCACCGTCCACCACCTGGACAACACGCCAGAGAACAACCAGTGGTACAACCTGGTGGCGTTGTGCCTGCCGTGCCATGCCAAGATCGCGGCGCATTACACACCGGGGCAGCGGACGTTTGATTTCTACGAGCCCCCGGCATGGATGGCCGAGCGGGGTCTGGTACGCGGGGCGCGGCAGATGGCGTTTTGGTTTTATGGACCTGGGGAATTATTTCCCAGGAAATAATCACACAACACGGAGGAATTGAGATGCAATTAGGCATAGACTTAGGTTACAACGAAGTAAAATCGGTATCGGACAAGGAACACCAGCGCTTCCCAGCGGTCATAGGCACGCCAGAGGAAGCCTCGTTCTCACTGAACGGCGATCAGAGCATGATCTTGCTCAAGCCGGCGCACGTCTCTCTGGGGATGGGGGCCGTGATGCACTCGCGTTTCAATAATCGCCGCGAGTCACGGAACTGGATTGAGACGGCCGACTATCACCACCTGTTCTGTGGCGCGCTCACACAGCACACCACAGCCACACAGATCAGTGTGGACCTGGTGACCGGCTTACCCATCGCCTTCTACGGCGATAAGGGACGTCTGGCCGGGATCTTGACCGGAGAGCACAGCGTCCAGGTCCAGGGGCGCACGGCGCAGCTCTTTAGGGTCAATCACGTGCGCGTGATCCCGCAGCCGTTCGGAAGCTTGCTCAGCGTAGTTCTGGATGGCCGGGGGCAGATCGTGGACAATGACCTGGCCCTATCGCGGGTGGGCGTGATCGACGTCGGAGGCAAGACCACCAACCTCCTCAGCGTCCACAAGCTGACGGAGCTGGACCGTGAGTCCACCAGCGTCAGCGCTGGGGGGTGGCGCTTAGTGCGTGCAGTTCGGCAGTGGCTGGCGGCCAACAAGCCCGGCCTCGACGAAATGCGCGATCACGAACTGGCTGAGGCAATCAAGGTGCAGCGCATTAACTGCGCTGGCGAGCCGGTGAGCGAATTTCCGAGCATCGTCAGCGGCTACGCCGATAGCCTGGCTCAAGAAATCATCGCCACCGCCACACAACTGTGGAACGGTGGGGCGCTCCTGGACAAGATCCTGGTCACCGGGGGCGGAGCCCTATTACTGGGGGAGGCTATCCGCACCCGCTGGCCACGGGCGGAGATTGTTCCGTCGCCGGTATACGCGAATGCCATCGGCTATCACCGCCTGGCTAAGCGGTTGTACGGGTAGCATGGCTACGCTATCCGTTATTAAAAATTAATAACGGATAGCCGCCAGTATTAAAAATTAATAACGATGGTTACCAGAAAGAGCTTGGCCTTGGATAGCGCAGCGGATGCCGATATCCTGAAGTGGTTGGAGGCGCAGGATAATCAAAGTCGGGCAATCCGGGCCGCAATCCGGGCCTATATGAAAATGGAGAAAGACGTGACGCTCCAGGACGTGTACGAGGTCCTGGTGGAATTGCGGGAAAATGTGAGCCGTGGGGAATTTGTACCGCGCGACGGCGAGGCTACCGACGAAGATCCGGAGCTCGCCAACGCCCTGGATACCCTGGGGCTATAGGAGGAGAGTAATGTTTAGGAAGGCGGGAACGTTTTTGCTGGCAATTATTTGCCTAGTCGCCGTGGTCATCTGGGGCGGCGTCGCCCTGATGGACAAGCAGACCGAGTATCTCTATGCTCGGTCGCAACTGGAGACCGCGTCCCTGGCCCACACGGCCGTCAAGGGACAAGCGGGCGTCTCCATGATACTGGGCCTGGTCCTGATCGCCGTGTTGACGGGCTTGGGCCTAGGCGTGTATTTCTACTGGCGCAATTGGCAGGAGAAGCGCAACCGCCAAGCGCGCCGGCGCGTTGCGCAATCACAACCGCAGTGGCTCCCTGGTCCCCATGCGTACTGGGGGCAGGAACGACAGCCGCCGCAGGTGGGAATTAGCGACCTGGTGCAGTTGGAGATCCTGCGGATGCTGCGCGATCGGCAGCCACAGCCACCACCACAGCAGGCTCTGATCCTGGAAGAGGATGAGGAACCAGAGCCGTTGACGCTGCCCCCAAACTGGCATTAGGAATTTCACCCTCACTACCAGAAGGAGGAGGGGATGCTTAGAATATTATCGTATATTTTCGTAGTAGGCGGCATTATCGCCGGGCTAGTAGCTTGTGGCGCGGCCTCGTCACAATGGCCCCAGGCTACCCGCAGCGATTTCGACATCCTGGCGGAGGCACAGCAGATCCGCGAGGATGAGCAGTTCAACATCCTCTCCCGGGCTAGGGAGATCGAAATGCAGTTCACGGCTACGGCCGAGGCTGCCCGCGCCACCACCACCGCCGAGGCCTACCGCGTGTGGGCCGAGCAGGCTAAGGCCGAGGCGACTGCAACGGCTGTCGCTGCCCAGATCCGGGCCACGGCCACTGCCGAGGCCAACTACATCCGCGCGACCGCCACCACTGAGGCTGTGCGCGCCACGGCGACCGCGGAGGCCGTGCTATTTGCGCAACAGGCTACTGTCACCGCGCAACAGTGGATGGAACGCGCCACGGCGACGGCGGAGGCGCAACGCCTTAATGCGATAGCTACCACCTCCGCCATTTACGCTCAATCCACGGCGACGGCGGTGGAGGTGCGCAAACGCGAGTTGCAACTAGAACGGGAGGAGAATATGAACCAGGTCCGGGCTATGATCCCCTACGGTATCATCATTCTATCAGCAGGCGTAATCCTGTGGGGGGCGGTGCGTTTGATCATGGCCGTTGAGTTGCGGGTGCGTGCGATTCCCCGTGATGAGCGCGGGGATGCGCCGGTGATGATGCTCTCCTTCCGGGGCGCCACGTATGCCTACGACCCGGATCGGGGATTCGGGCCGGTGACCATGTTCACCGCCGAGGGAGCCGCGCAACCGGCGATGGCACGTGAGGAGATCCAAGAGCGTGTCACCGCCAGGGACCAAACCGTGGACCTGGTACATCGGGGATTCGAGGGGCAAGGGGGCCGACGTCGGCGGGTGACAGCACAGCAGGCGGGGGAGCTGATGGCGCAGCCGGCCTTGCCCGGCCCGGTGCACGTCGTGCCTCCGGAGCAGGTGGGGCGTTGGCTTAAGGATGTTGAGCCGCAGGCTATGGCTCAATTAGTGGAGGGGGAGGTATTGAATGATAAATAAGCGAAGGATTATGGAAGCCACCGCGGTGGCGCAGCGGGTACCGGAAGTTTTACGGGGTCGGGGATTGACCCCGGCGTTTCAGGACTGGCCACTCACCGAACACAACGGGCTCCTATGGCTGTTCGGGGTGCTGGATTTGCAGCACATCGAAAAGCTGGAGCGCTACACGGACGCCAGCCTGCTGCATCACATCAGCACCGTGCTGGGCGGTCTCCCCGTGTTTCTCTCCAATACCTCCGGCTTACGCTACGCTATTCTCCTCTCCCATCCTCCGCAGCTCCCCGACCGTATCGACTACCCCGGCCTCAAGCGGGGGCTGGCTCAACTGGGGCGCAAGTGCACCGGGGGCGGTGTCGCGGTACCGTGGGAGGAAATACGCCATCTTCTGGTAGCCGGGATGACGGGCGCGGGGAAGTCCAACTTCCTGCGCCTGATCGCCTACCAGGGGCTTGCCGAGGGGCATCGGTTGCTCCTGGCGGACATGGACGGCGCCACCTTCCCTATGCTGGCCGGGCACGAGGCGCTGCTGGAGCCGTTGGCGCGTGATCCACAGGGGATGCTAGAGATCGTCGAGCGCGCCTTGGGGGAGTGCGATCATCGCGCTGAGTTGTACGCGCAGGTGCCCGGTTTCCCCGACAATCTACCGGAGTATAATGAACTGGTGGTCAAGGCCGGGGTCGCGCCCCTGCCGCGTTTGCTGGTGGTCTTGGATGAGTTCAATTCCGCCGTGACCTCGGCGGGTGGTGCGCGGGGCACGCTGGCCAGTGCAGCCGCCGAGCTGGGATGGCGCGGGCGGAAATTCGGCATCAACCTGGTTTTTGCCGCGCAGGATTTCTCTAAGTCTGTGGTGGGCCGGGTGCGTGATCAGGTCGGGGCCGCGATCTGTTTCCGGGTGCGCAGCCGTGAGACGGCACGCGCCATGCGCTGTGAGCAGGCGGCCAAGATTGCCCCGGGGCGGCCGGGTCTGGCGGTTACGGATCGCTGGGGACCGATGCAAGCGTATTTTCTGGATAAGTCACTCTTGATCCAGGCGGGGCGGTCCCGGGCGGAGAGTGGATTGAGCGAGGCGGAGCGCGTGATGGTCCGTTGGGCGATGGCGAATAACGAGGGTTATCTCCCTACGCGCGTAATCCGTGAGCAATTGGGAGCCGGGTATCGGGAGGCGCGCAGTCTGGCGGAGGATTGGGAGCTGCGGGGGTGGCTGGCCAAGGACGCGGGGGCCAGGAACACGCGGCAGGTGACGGCGAAGTTGGAGGCGTTGGTGTGATGGGTGTTGGACGTAGAGAGCCCCCCGCTGGATCACCAGCGGGGGGCTTATTATTTCCTGGGAAATAATTACCAGGATACAGCGTCGTATTTCCACTCCAAGATATCGTTTACCGTCTCGGCATCCGCTGGAACCGGGCAACGTACCCGTGAGGGCCTGATAGACGCCAAAGTATATCCCAGCCGCTTATCAATCTCAACAATAGTCCCGATCATTAAAGGGCGATTGTTGGATGTGCGATCCACAGAATAGGACCGCCCCACAATCAGATCGCCCTCCGCGAAGGGCTCTTTGGGATCAGTGCAAACTGGCGTCTCTGGCGCTGCGAGTCCCAGCGCCTCTTCAATCATATTGGCGCTGAGCGAGGAAACATTATGGAAACGGCGTGTATTGGGGTGGAAGCTTGATGCTGCAAGCTTCCCCTTTCCCCTGCTTCTATACCAATGCTCCAGAATACCGACCACGCATCCATCAGGATCCAGCACCTGAACAGCATAGTGCCCACTGGTAGGCGGATCAACGCGCTCCCCCTCCATATAACCAGCCTGCGAGTTAACATCGCGGCAAGAATACGCACCGCGATATTGATCGGAGACCTTCTTCGTTGCATTCCAAATTTTGCTAATCATCTCAAACTCCTTCCTCCATAATGATACACCTGCCAAAACTCCAACGTCGCCCCATCCGGAAGCTCCGTCGCCCCCGCCTCCAGTCGTGGCCCGCGATACTGGGCCACGATCAGCGAAGTCTCTCGATCCAGCGTCACCGTGGGCCGCGTCGCCGCGACCTCAGCCCACTCCTCGGCCACGTCCTCGCTCTGGTCTAGAAGCCCGGCCACGACGCGGGCCGTGTCCGGGTGGCCAATCGCGCAAGAGAATTCGCCCTTGCGACGATGGCTTATCACCAACGCCCTGGCCGTAGCCTTGGCGACGGGTACAAACGCGATATTTTGCCCTCCTAACATCCGATCCATCATATTGATACTGAATGCATTGCATAATAAAAACTTCATTGGGTTTCCTCCCACTCCCAAGCCGCCAGATCAAACTCGGCGACCTTCTCCAAATCCTTCCAAACGCTCAACCCCTCCACATCCTCCATAGTCTGCGCCCCCTCCAGTTTTTCGCGGATTGCCGGTGTGATCCGCGCCTGGAGGTGCACCCAGCCTTTTTCCTCGCCGGGCGTATGAACCACGTAGCGGTGCACGCCGGATTTAAACCCGGGCCACGGGGGGATAACGTCCTGCACCCGCAGGCGATCCAAGCGCGTGCGGTACCTGAGCCACCGCAGCACCCTGGCCCCTGCGGACCGGATGCGGTCCCTGCTGCACTCAAGCTCCTCTGCCAGCGCGGCGACGTCATACTCACGCGCCTCGCCGGTTTCCAGATTCCACATCACCCGGAAAACCGGCAAGTCGATGTCACGGTACCTTTTCTCGGAGGGATATTCCTCCAAGACCCCCGGCAACCGATCCAGGTGCAGCGCCTGACGGCCGATGGCCCACTCGAGGTGACTGATTCCCATTTCCTCAGCCCCCTCGAGCATGGGATTGAGGATCCGCTCGGCCTGGCGTCGCCAGGCGGTGACGGAGGAGACGTGCTCTTTATCATACTCCTCCGCCAACCCCAGGGCCTTGCGCAGCCGGCCGGCCGTGCCCTGGCTAATCCCCAACGCCTCCTGGAGATCGGCGACGGTCTGCTCGGCGACCCAGTCGCGAAATTCCGCGCGGGCTTCCTCGCCGGCGAAGATGAGGATGTTGGTGCCGTCCAGTTTCTCAACTGGGGGCAGTAAGCCGCGCTCGGCGACTACGGTGATGCCTCCCCCGGGCCGGGAGACGGTGAGTCTCCCGGCCGGATCGAATGTTTTGTTAGTCATCGTACGCCTCAGTTTCTAGCGCGACCAACCTGGCCTCGTCTCTCTCTATGTCAATAGCCTCCCGTTGAGTCGAGACAAAATGCATAGCTGCGTCCTCTGGCGTGCCCATTGCCCAATCGTCGTCATGGGCATCTGTTTCCACGCGCCATGCTATGGTTTCCTCGTCGAGCATAATCACAGATAGTATCATTGGTCCATATTCCACCCCGGTTTCGGTAATACCACCAGAGCTGACGGTCATATCCAGCACGGCGCCCTTCTCAGATCGACTGAGCCAATCGCGAATCTCACCCTCGACGATCACAGGACTGCGTACCGCAAAGATGCTCAAAACACGATCCGCGATTTCACCCTCGGTAATAAAACCTGTGACGGCATCCCATACCTCGGCCATTGCGAGGTTTCGCAATTCGTCGAGTTCGCCGTCCTCAATCTCGTTGTCACGTTCCCCGATTACCTGACTCAGGCTCGGGTACCACACGACAGAGTGACCAGCCTCCCCAGCTAGTTCTCTAAATTTTTCTGTCACGAGTTCGGCGAGTTCGGCCTCGTGACCCTCGACGGCCCCCCAGCCATCATGTAACTCGCTTTCACTCCATTCGCTTCCGCGTTCTACTACTACCGTTGTCATCTCAATACCTCCGTGTAATTTGGTTTATGTAATTATTCTACTATATTGTTTTCGAAATAGGCACACAGTCGGTTACCCCCGTCTGTGTACCAGCCATTGACTGCGCCGAGTTCGCCGCGCCTGGCGGCGTCTATAAGTTGGCTGGCTCTCGCCTTGCTCATATTTTTCTCAATCTCGACGTTTAAAATTCGCAGGTAATTAATCTGAGCCTCAGTCGCTGGTACAAATTCACTCAACTGCATTTCGCTGTACCAAAGCTCGTGCCCACCATCGCTCACCGTGAATATCGTTCCGTGTTGCGTCTCCCTGATTTTCGTTATTGTGCCAACAATTGCGTCGCCACCCAATCCATCATCTGCCCAAACTGTTTGCCCTAAATTCATCTCAATGCCCTCCGTGCTATTAGTTAACTTTCCTTCATCGGTAACTTAATTATACATCAACTCTCTGAGAACGTCAATAGTACTTTAGTACTATACGGAAGCTGTAACGCAGTGTTCTATTTTTATAGAACAAACGGAGGTGGGGGCGCGTGGGAGCCCCATAAAAAATGGCCGGTGACTCGCAGGTCACCGGCCTGAACAAGAGGCGGGGGTAGCAAAATCAACGCTCCCCCCAACTTGGGCATCTCTCAGTAGGGGGCCTTCTCGGAGAAGAGAGCGCTCGCCCCCTGGTCACGTGCGCTCCCTTCCCGCAGAGAAGAACAACTGTTCTAATTATACCCATCCTCCCCGGCTCGTCAAGCGCGCGTCCGAGCGCTGCCCAATCCCCAAGCCGCTCGCCGCCATGCACATACCCCCTGACGCTCCCAAGTGCCAAACTGCCAAACGTGCCAAACCCCGCCAAACCGGCGGAAAACCCTTGACAAACTGCCAAATCCGTGACAAACAGGGCCTCCCTATTATTTCCTGGGAATAATGATACCAATTACCCCTCACGGCGTAGGCGACGGCGTGACAATATCCCACAGCGTGTCCACGTCCGTGGGCGTGCTATCCCCCCATACCGACGCATGCCGCACCCACCACTGATCCGGCCACACCGTGAACGTCAGCGGTACCGTGAACGTGTAGGCCCCGCTGCTCAGGCACGTGGTCGTGAAGTAGTTGGTTACCTGCCGCGTCATGGTCGTGGTTCCCGTGGGCGTGATCCAGCGGTAGGCCCGTGCCTCCAGCGTCTCATCCGGGGCGCACTGACCGGTGAGGATTGTCGGCGAGACGCCCACCGCAGAGATCAGGCTCCCGGTCAGCGTGATCACGTCCAGCGTGCGCGTGAGCGTGGTCGTGTACGAGCTGAGATTCAGGATCGCATTATGGTCAATCGTTCGCGAGAATTGTAACGTCCCCGCCGTCGTCCACCACGGCACGCAGCAGGTCTCTGTGTACGTGGAGCCCACTTGCCTCAGCGTACCCGTCATTGGACTGTTGACGTTGCCGACGATCACGCGCCCCACGCGCTTGTCCACGCTGACGGGGCCGGGGGTGCCGGTGGCGCGGATACGGGTGGGGCATGGCGTGGGCGTGGGGGTAGGCGTGGGGGTGACGGTGGCGAAATGGAACGTGGCCGACCACTGCGTCTGTGTGGGCTCCTCGCCGTCCCATACGGCGTAGGCCTGATTGGATCCGTACAACCCGGTCCACACGCCGATAGGGCCGCCTGGTGTGGGCGCGGGTATGATGTCCATTAGCACGAGGTCGGAGGTGACGTTGGTGTAGTTGATAGCGACACCCCGCGAGACCCATTCGCTCGGTGATGTGCCGGGGTACAGCGGCCCGGTGCAGGAGTAAACGCCCGTACAGCTAGCCCCCCAGGAGAGGTATTGAGGTATCCCGCCGGGCGTTTCGTACTTCCAGCGGCCGATGGAGGTTACGGGCTGCGGGGTGGCGGTGCCTTGGTATACGGTTACCTGGCCCCAGGGTGGCGTAGGTGTGGGCGTGGGGGTACCCATCATGAAGGTGACACTGAGCTGGTTAGTGATTGTCGGGGGATACGACCACATCGCGGCATAGGTGTCCGCGTCGCCGTACAAAAAATCTTCATAGACTGTATTGGACGGCACCGGCGTGACACCAATCACGCGTAATGCCGTGGCTCCGGTGGTGGTGAAGATAATCGCGCCCCCCTCCCAGATTCCCGGCGTAGAACGGACTGCGAAATCCGACTCGCTCACGTCGTTGTCTTCGACTAGCCACTGCGGTGTGGCGGTGGCGTTGAGTCGCCAGGCCTCTCCGATGCCCGGCACGATCACAGTTGGTAGCGGAAGCCCCGGCGTGATTGGGCTACGCACATATACGTAGATGCGCGGTAGGGGTGTAGGGGTGGCCAGGGGGGTGACATTCATAATAATGTTGTTTTCTACGTAAGGCGTGGGCGTTTTATTGGTCAACCTTCCATAGCCATACGAGCCCTTGGCGTCCGCCAGGACCTGACTAGATGACCACGACGAGCTATCACTAGCACTCACGCTCTTCTCCTGTCCCTCTGTACCGCTGTCGTCGTCTTGCGCTGTGGGCGTGCCGGACGTGTCGCCAAAAACACGCGCACGCAGATAGAGGAACCGGCGCCGGCTTTGCATATCCTGATTCGCTGTGATGCTAGCCGTAAACGGTCCCGAGCTGCCCACCAGGCACAAAATGAGCTCCGTGCGATGCGCTTTAAAATCCGCGTCTGGGAAGGTTCCTGCCCCCTCACAGCTATCCCCCGCGCACAGATAATATGCCTGATACTGTGTGCCGGTAGGCTGCAACTCGGTAATTGTCCCGTTGCTGGAAGAAACGTCACACTGCACGTCAAACGACGCATTACAACGGACGTTGTAGTTTGTGGTATCGCACTGGTAAATTTTCCCGATCGGCCCCGCCCAAGGCGTCGCGGTCGAGGCCGGGAATGCGACGCCGCCGCTATCTACCCACCATTGTATTAGGTCATCTGGCGTCGGAGACGGCGATTGCGTGGGTGTCGCGGTCACGTGTTCCCAAGCGCGCGTAGCCGTCGCCGTGACCCACTCCGCCGTCGCCTCGAAGGGGGCCGCCGGATCGCCCCCACACGCCCCGATCAACGCCACCAACAGCGCAGCGCCTAGGAGCGCGAGTCCGACAAAGAGCAACCGGTTTCTTCTCATCATCGCGTCACCCAATAATATACGTCGGCCTCAAGCACCCCGCTGGGCGCCTGGCCATAGACGTACAGCTCAAAGCTATCCGTAGCTTTACTGTCTTTATCCACGCCGAACCAGCACGCGGCGCCCTCCGCCGTGGCGAAGACGTGATAGTCGGTGTCCGCCTGCGCCGGACTGAGCGTCACGGTCTGGGAGTTGTACTGTGTGATCCCCGACAGCGTGGACGTCAGTTGAATGGTGAAGGTCCCCTCCTGCTCCAGGGATTTACTCAGCGCCGGCCCGAAGGTCAGGCCGTTCTCACCGGCTGAAACTTTCACAAATTCCCCGCCGTGATCGTCGTAACTGGATTCCGTATCTGAGAGGCCCAGGAACTCGCGCACGCCGGGCAAACTGACCAAGCGCAGATCGGCGATGTCGTTTTGTGTCAGCGCCTGGCCATAGGTCAACTGCACCGCAGCAATGGCGATGCCGCTGGGCGGATGAGCCAGCTCGCGTAGGAGCGTGGCGCTGTTGCTGTCATCGACTTGGATTTGCCCCCACTTATCGCCGTAGATCAAAACGTATTTACTGCCAGAGCCAGGGAAGTAACTGCTCAGATCGAGGTCCTCGGCGTAGGTATACATGTAGCCCTCGTTATCCAGAGGTACCACGCCGGCCTGCACACGCACGGTCTGCGCGGCCTTGACCTGCACACGCGACGGCCAGTAGATCTGCAGCATGTGCAGCCACTGCAACTGATCGCGTCCCCCAAAGCCGTGGGTCGCGCTGTGCAGCGCTATACTCAGATCTGCGCCATCATAGTCGCTGGCCTCAATGGCCACCTGGTCCAAAGCCACAATCCAGCGTTCGCCGGTGAGCGGATCTTCCTCTAAGATCACGGGCGTGTTGGCCACGTCGGCCAGGGGAATCTTAGCGCGATATTTGCCCACCTCGTAGCTGACGCCGCGCTCTACGCGCACGTAGCGCCAGCCCGGACGACCGCTGACGGCGACCGTGCCGTCGTGGTCTCCCAGCAAGCCAAACCAACGCTGGCCCTTGGGCCGGCGACTGGCAAACGCGGCACGGATCCGACGAAGATCGTTCATCCGACCACCAGCACGCCATTGGGCGCTACGCCCCCACAATCGTAGGGGATGGAATCCACGCCGGTGATGGGACTGCTACCAGCGCGCCCGGTCAGACTCACGCCATTATCCGCACTGGCGTAGATGACGTGCGATTTGGCCAGAATCAGGCTATCGCCATTCAACGGCAGGCCGAAGATGCGCCATCCCGGGCGCAGCGGATTCGGCGTGTAGAGCTGGCGCACGGGCACGTCGCTCATGCTATTGCCGCTGCCGATGGTCAGAGCGCTGGCATTGGTCCACGCATCCTCTGTATAACGCAGCGTCCCCTCGTCGACGAGGGCCTGATAGTCGGTGTCGCCGTCGAAAAACGACAGCACCGGGAACGAGTCGTCGAGGCTGAAGGCGCTGCCCTGGGGTAGCTCGCTGAGCACCGACCACTGCGAGCGGCCCAGATACTCATATACGTAGGCGTCGTTTTTATTGTACGTGACGGTACCGGTCTCCATGGCTCCGACCAGCAACACCCCACTATATTCTGGATGCATGTACACGCTGGGGCTCCAGGACGAGGCGCCCAGCGGACGGCTGAGCACCCGCGTCCAACTCACGCCATAATTTTCACTATAAAACACATACCCGCGCGAGATAATGGGATTCACCGAAGCGCCTACGTATAGGATCGCCCCGTGTGCTTCCAGGTTACCGAATTCCAGCAGCGTTTTCCCTTCGATCAGCTTATAGGCATTCCAGTTGGCGCCGCGATCCGAGGATGCCAGACAATACGGATCGGACACGCTCGGATCACCAAATAGACAATACATGCGCTGACCGTCACTTTTGTCGATGGCGATGCGATACAGCTCCCCGGAGGCCTCGCCGGTGAGCGTCCGAGCCTGCGCCGAGGTCAGGAGCGCTGACCAGTTCCCGCTCCCCAAACGGCGGTACAGGTCGTAGTCGGTGGCCGTGCCGGCGTTCTCCACCAGCACGTATTGATAGTCGGCGGGGGTCTCTGGGTCAATCGCTGCCCAGCGAATCGTAGTCGTGGGCAGGCCGCCGTTGACCGTGGCCCATGTGGGTTGGTCTCCGGTGGGCGCGCTGAAATTCTCGGTGTAAAACACGCCATCGTCCACCGTGGCCACGTACAGCGTGGTGGGCCAGGTGGGTTCTGGATCGGTGATCGGAGTGACGGGAGGACTATCGTCGGGCGGGTCAGGGTCAGGATCGGTGACCGTGGGAATTGGTTCCAGGTCACCCGGAGGCGAGTCACCATAGTTGCGGCCGCCAATCTGCAGGTCCCAGGCTAGATCGCGGCCCAGGCTCAACGTGACGTCCTCCACGGCGATGCGCTCGCCGTCCACCAGATCCGCTACCAGATCCTCGGCGGGTTCCACATCGAGCTTGGATTGCACGGTGTAGCTGCCGGCGACGTTGGCCAAAGCATACTCCCGCTCGGCCCAGCGCACGGCCTCCGCTTGCGAGATAGGGGCCATGTTGGTGACCTGGCGCGGATGGCCCAGCGCACCGGGATGCGCCGGGGCCTTGGCGATCACCGGATCAAAGCCCCCGCCGTCGTTTTGATACACGCCACTGACGCGCACTTCGCTGACCTCCTCGATGCCGCGTTCGATGTCAAACGACGGATAGACGTTGCTCTCAGAGGAGAGATCCACGGCCGTCAGGCCGTCGAAATACGACGCCTCACGATACAGGGGATCATCCACCAAAGTAGAGCCCCCGCCCCCACGTTGTTCGCGCAGCAGCTTATGCGCAGCGTTGGCCACCTCCTGCATCTGCGCCCCGATGTTGCCCGTGGTGAACGGTTGCTCCTGAATCTCGCGGCTAGACGGCGTGCCTACGTCGCAGTTGACGATCTCCGGGATGTTGGAGTGCCAGTTTAAGAGGAAGGCCAAGGCCCGGGCTAGCGTGAGCGTTTTGACCTCGTTCCAGGCCGTGGGGCTGGCGTTAGTCTCCACGCCAAAGGGGTAGGCGTGCATGGCGCGGGCATAATCCAGGATCCCTCCGGCCTGCACATCGTGGCTGGCGGTGGGGAATTCATACCCGCTGCCCACGGTGCGCAGGAAGCCAAAAAACAGGGTCTCGTAGGTGTCCAGGTCCACCACGCACATTGGGGATGGGTAGAGCGGTAAAACGGTGTGCTGGAGCGAAAGTGACGCCTTCCAACCGCGCTCTGTGCCCCACGTCAGGCGGCAGGAGGTGATGGGCCAGGCGCTGCTGCCGATCCAGATGGGGATGTAGCGGTCGGCGCTGGTCCCTTGCGAGTCGGTGAGCGTGAGCTTGAGATAGCGGAAGCCTTCCGAGCTCCACTCCACGGTGATGGTGCCGGTCCCCGCGCCGGCGGTGATGGTGCCGTCTGTGCCAGGTGTCCATGAATACGAGCTGATGCTGGCACTGGGGTACACGGCGATGGAGTCGGTGGCGTCGAACTGGATACCGGTATCGGTGGCCAGCCACACGCCCCCCGTGGGACTGTAGTCGCCGCTGCCCGGCGTGCGGCGGTGCTTGACGATGGCCAGCGGCGGTTGGCTAGCCGCATCGCCGGGGAAGGAAATGTCATAGTCTTTGTAGATGTTGCCGTCGTCGTCGATATACTGGAAGCGTGTCCACGGTACCCGCGCGGGATATACCAGGAGGATGTCCCCGGCCTCAAACTCGATGCCATTTTCACACAAGGTAATAGTGCGCGCGCCGGCGTTGACGCTGCGGATGCGCACCTTGGGGCCGTATTTGTGCGTTTTGTAGACGGCCAATCCCGCCGCGAGGTCGCTGAGGTTGCCGATGGCGCTGGTGACGGTGAGGGTGAAGGTGCTGTCATCGTAGGCCTGCACACTCCCCGACCACGTGACGCGGTCGGGGAGGAACAAGGCACCAAGGCGAGATTTGGTGAGCTGCATAGGCTACGAGATTACCTCAGCCTCTTCGAGTGCATCTTCCAAGTCACAGATCGCGGCCATCATTGCCGACGGAATTTCGGCAGGTTCGCCATCTGCATCCTCAACCCACACCTCGCGTTTGGATACCTCATCGAGAAGCCAGTCACGCTCAGGACCGCCGATTTGGAAGTCTTTTCCATATCCCTCATCGGAGAATCCTTCTTCACGCAACTCTTCCCAACCGATCCCGACCCCAAGCGTTTGCTTCGGATCGAGACCCTCTTTATCTTGAAGTTCCTTGCGCTTCTCCGAACGCATTGCGTCCATCAAATCATTGAGATCGCGGATCTTGAACCGCTGCCTCAGATGCTTGACGTGTCGCCGGACGGTTCGCGAAGCCGTCTTTTGGGAATTTAGCATAAATTGCACCACATTCTGCTCCGCAGGGCCGATTCCCTTAACGCGTAACAACGTCGCCATTATAGATCAGTCCTTAGCTTGTTAACTGCCGTCTCATGATCCACGACGGCCAATGATTCATCGGCAGGCTCGGTGAAACCACCAGGATACCACGTCGCGAATTGCTCCGCGAGCGTGATAATAGCCCCGATCTCCGCAGCGGTGTTGCCGGTAGCCTCAACGTCACTGTCCACCATCTCGTTTGCGCCGCCGCTGTTGTAGCCCCGATCGAAATAGACAGCCTTGACCTCATCTAAATCACGCGCTAGTTGTGCCATGACTGTCGCTAAGTTTTTCGCCTTATTTGCCAAATCTATCTTTGCCATAATTATCCCTACCTCTCTCCTAGTATCCAAAACTTTCTCATCGCTCGCCAGTCCAGTCGGCGAGTAAGCCCACTTTCCATCATCCCGCTGATACAAACTCATCGTCTCTCCTATGCCGCGAGCCTCGCGTCTGCTAAATCACGAATCACGACCAACTCCTCGCCACTCAGTTGTTCAAGTAATCGCATAGCCTTCATCATATCCACATTCACTGCTCGACCGTCACGTTCGCTGTAATACGCCCATGCCATGCTCTCGGACGGGCCACCGACTAAGTCAAATCGGTGCGGCGACAGCAACGTAGCGTTACCGCTGTCGTCCTTCACGTAAGCCTCGCCGCTGACGCTGTAAAATAGCGAGT